CTGTAGGTGGTAACGAGGAATTGTAATGCAATCCACTATCAGTAATCGTAATGCTATCTACAGCATCACCGTCTGTTGTTGCTGTTGCTTTAGCAAGGAACTCATCACCAACAACTTCTTCACCAACTGTGAAGTCACCAGATCCACCAGGATCCATGACAAGTTTGATGGCAGAACCAAACTCTAGTTCGATATCATCAATCTCCTCAACGCCAGTATCGAAGGAATCGCTGCCAAGCTCGTAGAGTTCTGCAGTGAGTGTGTAGAATTGAATCTTGCCAAACTGGAAGAATGGCGATTCTTTTTCTACAAATTTAATTTCGTAAATGTCTTCTGTTAGTGGGAAGTAAAGTAGATCTCCCTCGTTAGGTCTGCCATCATAGGCAAGCGTAGGGTTTTCTGCTGCTACTACTTCATCCCAACGTCTTGTAGAGATGCGAAAAGTAACCTCGTCAGTAATGCGAAGACCAAACTTACTGACAAATTCTGCGCCATCAGCAAATCCAGTCACGTTTTGTAGAAGCATTTCAACTTGAAATTGCTCTTGATACTTGGAGTATCTTACTTCATCTAACGTGCTATCTTTTAGGACGACTCTAGGGATATAGTATATATCTGTACCAAACAGTTTGATTTGCTCATCCACAAGATCCTGAACGAGACTTTGTTCGCCACTGTGACCTGAGTAGTATGTTGGGAAATAGGGACTTGTAGGCATTTTATCCGATCATATCCATTGGTGGAATTGCATACTTACTGAGAACTTCGCTTTCGATTTTCTCAATTTCTGCTAATGCGTCTGTATATAGTTCTCTTCCATTAAGAGTAACGCCGCCAGGTAACTGAACATTGTTATACTTAATTAGATTCATACCCCACTGTCTTTTTAATAGAGCAGTAGCATATCTCTTGACAAACATATCATTATTCATCTCTGTAGCATCTGTAGGATCAAGCATACGATGTGCTTCAATCAGTAGATACTTATCTGTTGCTAAAAAATCAGCATCCACATCAAGATATAAACGATCACGACGTGCTGTAAATCTAAACTGTTGGAATGATCCATTGTTCAGAACCATATCTAGAGTTTCTAGATACTGTTTAGTCATAAAGTAATTGAGGATATCAATTGATCCAAATGCATAGAGATCATTCAAATATAATTGATATTCAACACCAAAGAGATTGGAACGAATTGAGTTACTTACTAACCCAAAGACTTTACTAATACCAGTTACATGAGGTGGTATTGGAATGTAGTTTGTTGCTTCATTCCAATCTGATCCATTAGTTGTAGTTGTTACAGTAGCTTTAAATCTAGTAATGTCAGATTCAGTTAATGAGTGTGTTAGATAACATCTTTCCATTCCGTTGTAGCAGTTTTCTTGGAAGAACTGATACGTGTCATCAATAACATTATTTACTTGCTCATCATCGATGTTGACTTGTAATACAGGCTCACCAAGTTGCCTCTTACAATATGTGATAAGATCAGCTCTTGAATTTGGAGACGCCATTACACACAAAAAACCCTTCTTACCTATTTAGGAAGAAGGGATCTGAGAGTTATTCTTCTGTGGTTTCTGCCGCTGGTGCTGCTTCTTCCTCCTCAGGTTTGTCTTCTAGAAGACCTAGAGTTTCTAGACCTCCTTCTAGTTTAATTTTGTATTCTTTTGCTTTGACTAGATTTGTTTCTAGTTCAGCAATTTGCTTATCAGTAGAAGCTAGTTGCTCCTCAAAATTTTTCTTAAGTGTTTCTGAATCCATGATTACCTCAAATTAATAACGGTTGCTTACATCAAATGCATGTTCGCATCTATTTCCATCTGCTAAAACATAATGAAAGAATGCTTGATGCCAAAAAGTGTCATCGCGACCACGTAAAATTTTACGTGCCCACAGTTTATATTTAGGTTCGTCTCTACCATACTTAGAAGTCAATGGTGGTCTCCAGTGTGGTATCTCACAACCTTTGTATATGATAGCATCTCCAGGTGCCGTAGTGATCCAAGTTTCTCTTAGATCTGGATTTGAACTATCTAAAATGAATGGCCATTCGTATTCCCACTTTAGATTTGTTTTGATCATAAGACTGACGGAAATTTCACATGAATCTCTATCAACATGTTTTTCCAATTCTTGTCCTAGGAAATAAAACCTATCATAGTAGTAAGTATTATATAATTTTTTACCTAATACTTGTTCTATTTCTAATCTAATTTTTGTATGTAGATCTTTATATGCTGGCCAATTATATCTGCTAGCAGAACCATCTACTTGTCCCTCATCATCTATGTGGGAATAATTATCTACACTATCATAATAAGTTCTAGATCCTCTCCATTCTGGAACATCATATTCCAGTTTAGTAGGATCTGGAACTAAGTTAGGAAGAAAAAAGAAACCATTGGTATCAAATTTTTCATTTCTGGTTCTTACCGTAGAACCTTTTGTGTGTATTAATTGACTGTCTAAAGCTATCATTTCCATCTCGGACCAACCACCCAACCAACAATAGATCTTCTAACACCAGAAGTAACTTTTAATACTCTGTGTGGAGTTCTTGAATCAAATATAATTACAGTTCCTCTAGTTCTAGGAGCAAAATATGATTTACCATTTTCATCCAATAACTGAAGATTACCTCCTTCGTAATCTGATGGATCTGATAATTGCATGACGATTGATAATTTCCTGACATTTTCATACTCTGTATTAATTTTGTCAGAAATATACTGTTCTCCCGCAGTATCTTCTGTCTCGGGTTTGTACATGTTTAGGAGACCATGATCAGTATGCCATTTATAAAATTGTCCTTCAGTATATTGAGTATATTGAATGCTATTCATATCGATACAATCAATATCATATAGAAAATTTGATCGGTTAGATAGCGTGACATAATGCCATAAAAATCCAGGTAACCAATGTGCACTAGGAATCCAAGCATTACTGGAGTTCCTTGTCTTTGCATTTACCCCTCCTTTGTATAAACCAGAAACTTCCATAGAGTTTCCAAACTCATTGAAAAGTTCTTCGTCTATAGTTTTTACTAATTTTTCAGGTAGTCCTGTAGAATACCAAACACTTTGGAATGCCATATCAACAATTAATAGGATATAAATTAAATGAAAGAACTAATCTTTCTTTATCACTTGTACATGGTGATGTGTAGTGATGAATAACTGATGGGAAGAAAATTATAGATCCACTTTTTATTTCTGCTGGAGTATGTACTAATTGACATCCAACAAGAAAGTTATTAAAAGGTGACAAAAATTTTGTTGGACTATGTTCATTTTCATCATAGTCTATGTACAAAACACAACTATATCCAACAGAACCATGATTGTGAATTTCATGGTGCATACCTTTTTTAGACAACTCAAACCAATGCCCATTTGGACCATAAGACATTTTTGTTGATTGAGAGAATAATCCTAACTCTTCTTTCAGGATACCTACAATGTCTTCCCAATAACAGTTCTCTTCTTTACTTTCTCTGAAATAATCAGTTAATACAGTATGTGATAAATTTTTATTTACTGATACTTTATTGTAAAGATCTTTGAGTTTTTGTTTTTTGACTTCCCAGTCCCTAACTTCATAGTGAAATATAGGAACAGAGAACATAGATTCTTGATAATCTTTCATGACAAACCAATATCAGAATTAAATGATATAATTGTTTTTCTTTTATTTGATTCTACTTTTGGAGCAGAATGAACAATAAAAGACGGGAAGGTTATGATGTCTCCCTCTTCAGTATCAACATCAAATGTATCTGTATTATTTATGGGATTGACAAAAACCGTTCTAGGACTTCCTTTTGGAAATTCTAGATAATAAACAGATGACCATTGGCATTGTGTATGTGTATGCCATTCATGAAAAGAATTTTTTTCATATTGCTGAAACCACATGTTGATAATATTAACAGTCGAGAATCCTAGACTGTTAAACAACTCATGGTGATTATCCTCAATGCGAGGAAAAATAATATCTAGATATTTTCTTTCCGCTTCTTTGGGCAAGTTCCAATCACACTTACTGATCATGGTTTTTGTATATCCATGATCATCTACACCAACATATGAACTACACCCTGAAGAATTAATGAGACCTAAAATCTCATTCTTCAGGGTGCTGTGTTCTTTTAGTTTTGTTTTGTATATTGGACAAGGAAGATCAAATACAAACATTCCATACCACTAAAAAATCATTCTATCATGGATTGTAGGTAATAACAACTCGTCCTGCTCTTCCTGTATTTCCATAAACACCTCTATCACCATCTCCACTATTTCCTGCGGTTGGACCATTGCCTGTGGCCAGCGATGGGGCAGAAATGTATGATGGATTGGTATAACCAGATCCTCCACCGCCACCAAAGGCACCAGAGTCTCCTCCACCTTCTCCACCGCCGTAGAGACCACCGCCGCCACCACCAGATCCTTTGTCACCACCGTTGGCAGCACCATATCCACCTTGATAGACATTGCTTCCAACACCACTAGTTCCGCCTGGGTTTGCTGGTGGTCCAGTTCTACCCTGACCACCTCTTGTTCCAGATCCAGAGTTTCCTCTTCTTCTAGGAGCTGCGCCACCAGCACCTACGCCGCCTTGTGATCCGCCACCACCACCTTGTGGTTGTCTAGGCTGACCGTTAGTACCGCCACCTGCACCACCAGGGCGACCAGCAGCTCCACCACCGCCACCACCAATAATAATAGCAGTGCTACCCTGCCTGATACCAGAAGCAGCACCACCACCAGCACCATTTCTTCCACCAGATGGAGTTCCTCTACCACCTGCCCATACTTGATAAGTGGTTCCGCCAGCCATTGTCATGTTGCCGCCAGCAAAACCGCCAGCACCAGCAGGTCCATCTACACCACCACCTGCTCCCCAAACTTTAATAGTGACGGGAGTTGGATTAGAAAAAGAAAGGTTCCAGGCAGTCCCACCAGGAGATTCACTATTGCTTGGATTTAGAGTTATTTTTGGAGAAGTAGTCAGGTCGCCAGGAGATCCTGGAGACAAACTATAAGTAGCAGGGACTGTGGCAGTGTAAGTTTCTCTCCAAGTTCCAGAGACATTGTTATTAACAGTGTCAATTTCTCTCCATGTTCCAGAGACATTCGCCCAGAGTGCTTCAATTTCTCTCCAAGTGCCAGAAACGTTATTAAAAATACCCATGGTTTATATTAAACGTAGTAATTTGATTCTGCTGGTTTTGATGGCCAGATGGCATCACTTTCTACTCTTGTGGTAGGACCATCAATTGTAGTGATGTCAGTAATCGTTGATGGAAAATCTCTCAAAGATTGACGATAAGTTTTTATTTCTTCTGAGACTGTTCTTCCGTTCTCAAGACCTTTGAGAAGGATAACATCAGATTCTTGCAATCTTCTGTTTCTATGTTCTCTTACAGCGGACCAAGTTGATTCTTTTTTAATTGCCAATTCTTCTGGAGTTAGATCTACAACAGTGTAGGTCTTTGTCACCACCATATTGGTTCTATCAACTGTCCATTCTGAAATATCATTTTCTTCACAAGTTTTATTAAATGCTAAAACTGCTGGATATGCTGCTTCTTTTATCTGAAACACATCATACTTTACTGTTACAGTAGTGGAGGTGCCAATCCATTGCGAAAAATCTGTTCTTTCGATAATATGATTAGCATCATCAACTTCACTAGGATAGTTGTCGACCAATCTACGATAACCATCATTCTTCAGAAGATAATCATCATCTACTAAAGCTTGATTCTCGTAGGTCCAACCAGGATGTTTCTTTTCTTCGCCATCTTGTGTTAGATAGCATTTCTTGCGCTGAGCTTCTTGATATTCTTCTGTTGGAGATGGAAGAACTTCAGGCATCCAGTAAATCTTTTCTTCTGACATGTTTCTTTAATTAGTATTTGTACCAAATATCACCGTTGCTTCCACCAGATGGATCGCCCGTGGAAACCGTTTTAGCACCCCACCCATTGGAATAGGCACCCGAAGTTGGATTGACCGTGATGTTTGCAGAACCATTAAAAGATACACCGTTAATGTTTCTAGCAGTGGCAAGTCTGGTAGCACTATCAACATCTAAATTGCTGATGTTAGTCCATGAAGGAGTGCTTCCACCAATCAAAACCTGTGAGCTACCACCAACACCAAGTTTTGCAGTAGTATTCGCAGCAGATTGATATAGTAACTGCCCAGCAGATCCACCTGCAATATTGCTCGCTGAACTGATTCCGCCTCCAACGAAAGATCCGTTGGAAACGTATGTTACCCCTGCAGTTGTCTGCAAAGTATCACACTTTAGAATACTTGCCATTTTACTTTCTTGTTTCCGTTGTTATTTATATTTATTTAGATGATAGACCATGCACCACCATCTAAGATGGTAACTACCGTATTGCCAGTCAATTCAATTGGTCCAGCAGACATACAGTTTGTGTTTGCAGGAACGGTGACGTTTTCTGCAACTGTATTCCTGTTTGCCTTCATGACACCGTAAGTGTCAATATATTGCCTGTCACCCATCACTCTCATAGCATTAGAGTTATTGTTATTGGATGCACTTGCAGTGGTAGTTCCGAAAGAAGCACCGATGAAGTTAGAAGATCCATTAACATGTAGTTGATAATCAGGATTTGTCTGATTAACACCAACTCTAGATAGTCTGTAGATGTGTCCGCCAGTCGTGCTATCAGTCCATTTGGAAGTAACGAATGGAGCACCATTAGCATACAGAGTTCCGTTGAGGTTGAAGTTACCCTCAACATTCAACGCCATGTTGATACCATTGACTGTTGTATCTGTGGTGTTAATAGAAACTCTATTAGTAGAACCATTAACTGCAATTGCAGGTGTGGCATTCCAAGATGTTCCACCATTAGCAGTAGATCCTTGAATGGTAAAGATGTTGTTACCAACTAACTGGTTACCAATTCTAAAGTTTCTATAGGAAGAAGCACCAAGGAAACTGACACCAACACCTGAGTTATCATTTGCACTGTCTAGAGTTAGATTTGATCTAATACGAGCAGCAGCATTTACATCTAAACGATAATTAGAATCTGGATTGTTTGTTGCGATACCAACTGTACCATCATGCTTGATGGTCAATCTTGGAAGATTATTTGTTCCGAGATGTAAAGCATCATTATTTACGTTGATAATTGCACAACTGTTATTATTTCCAGAAGTAGATAAATGATATCCAGTATTACTGGAATTATCGCTATTACCTAGCAATAATCCCCAAGAAGTATTGCTACTATGTGCTATATTGACTTGATTCTGATCACCACCTTTAATACCAACAACATCACCTGCACCAGAACCACCAATATCAAATGTTCTAGATGGAGTGCCAGAGTTAATACCAACTCTATTCGTTGATGCATCTACAAAGAATGTATTTGTATCAACAACCAGATCTCCAGCAATTGTTGTGTTGCCAGTTAGAGTAGATGTTCCAGATACGCTTAGGTTAGATCCAGAACCAGTTAGAGTTAGCGAACCAGTCATGGTGTCGCCTGCTTTCAATACGTTTAGAGAAGCAGCACCAGTTACGTTACCAGTGATAGATCCAACACTAATATCTCCATTAGCATCACGAAGAACAGCAGTGTTTGGAACATTGGTTGTTTGGAATTGAATGTTACCTGAGTTCCAGATCTGGTTGCCATTGATGGTCATTCCATCAGCATTAATAACTTGTATGTTCAGAGTTCCAGATCCGTCAGTTCCATTACCACCAGAAGCAATCATTGCAACGTTATGGTTTGCTGCTAACTGAGAACTATTGAAATATATTCCAGGTGCAGAAGAAACACCATCTTTTCTTCCTAGTCTTAGGTTAGCTGTTCCACTATCACTTTCTAATACAGCAACATCAATGGTGTTACCGTCTTCAATAGAGAAGTCCTGGAATGGAACTCTATTGCTTGCAGATCCGATAGTTACTGCACCAATAAAATTACCAGTCGTTAATCTACCAACGATAATTGTATAGTCGTTAAAGTTATCAACAGTATCGTCATTGACGATAAGATTATCAATCGTAATTTCACCTACATTCTGAGAATTGTTGTTATAAAGATTGACAGTGTTACCAGGAGTAAATGGTGTAGATCCTAGAACTAAACCACTAACATAGATTTGATATCTTGGATCTCCATTGAATGATTTAATTGTTATATCATCGCGGACAGATGTTGCACTGATAAATCTTGGAAGTCTTTCATCAGATAGCGTTCCATAATTGACATTCAGGGCATTCTGATACCAGATGCCTTGGCGGTTGTCAAGTTTATCAGCGTCAAGATCAGATCCAGCACCATCATTGAGAGAACTCCAAATCTTACCCCAAGAACCAAAAGCGGTTAGACCAGTTCCAGAACCACGGAGGTACATGTTATCATTATCTGTGAATGCAAGTTGTCTTACACCACCGAAGGAAGCATCAAATCCAGATCCACCATTTCTGACGGTCATTACAAAGTTTTTGCTTCCACCATCATTGAGACCATTAGCACTATTGTTAATCGTATTAGCAATAATACCTTCAACAAAGTTATTGGGAGATGGGTTTGATGTTGGGTTATTTGTACCAGTGATCAAACGAATAGTGTTTGCAGAAGAACCAGAGATACTAATATTATAAGTACCAGATAGTCTATCAGTTGGTAACGTTCCAGAGTTTTGGTTGGACGAGTTTAGATAGAATGCACCTTGAGCACCATCAAGGAGGTCAGCATCCAGACCACTATCAGCACCAACTTTCAGAGAAACAGATCCATTTCCTTCTGTGCCAATATCAAACTGAGACTTCTTAAATCTAGAAACACCAATAGTACCGAAGAGGTCTGCACTGACCGTTAGATCAGTAACTCTCTGAACATCAATAGCAACGTTTGCATATTGCTTATTAACTGTAGAAATTTTTGCTGCTAGTACTGCATTGGATCCTGCACCAATGGTAGCAGTTGGTAGTGTAGTAATATTGAAGTCTGCGGTAAATCCAATACCACCATCAGTAACAACAATATCGCTAATTGAATTGTTTGCTACTGTAATGTTCGCTCTTAAACCAGTTCCACTACCACCAATTAATTGCTGGTCAAAGTATTGACCATTTGTAAATCCAGAACCGCCGTTAGCAATTACGATAGAATCTACAAATCCACCTTGAGTGTATGAAGACTCAAATGTGATAGGAGATGTTCCTCTATCAAATTCAATAATTGTATCAGTTGCGATTGTTTGTGTTATAGTATTGCTCAGTGAAATAGTTGTAAATCCACCAGACGTTAATACTCCATTAATGCTAGTATTTGCTTGAATACCTGCTACATTAGAAACAACTTCATGTCCAACTAATACATCCGAATTGGTTGTAAATTGTAGTTCGGAACTTCCAGAAGAAGCTTGAGAACTTAGTTTTGCAAAATATCTAGTCTCTGTGCTCTTAACAGATTGTACTGCCAGCGCCCAGTTTTGATCTCCACGTAAGAATGTGAATGAGTTTGCAGTTCCTCCAGTAGCAATAACGTTTGCTGGGATTGGACCACCAATCAAGGTAGAACCGTCAATGGTGCTGGAAGTTAGTGATACCCAGTTGTTGTTATTAAATGATGATGTATTAACAACTCTGATAAGGTTGATAGTTACTGCTGGGATATCACTGGATTCAATAGTATCGGTATCAGTAATAGCAATGTTATTGACAATATCGCCATACAATCTGCTTTCAATTAATGCGACACCTGTTGCCTGTGTTCCTGATCCCGCAGGAGCAGAGAATGTTACTGTTGGAGCAGTTGTGTATCCTTTTCCTCCTTTATAACCATTGAATTCGATAATAGTTACAGTTACAACTTCTCCATTTGCAATGGTAGAAGTTGCTGCAGCAGACACTCCACCTTGCTGTGGATTACCACCAGCAATTGTTACTGTAGGTGGAGAGGTGTAACCAGAACCACCATCGGTAATATTGATAGTATGAACTACACCTTGTCTGTATTCAGTTGCTTGAATTCTTCCTTGAGATACGCTACCGAGGAAGATATCTCCAATTGTAAATTGGATAGTTGGATCAACACCAAATGCAAGGAACAAACTATCCAAGTCATTATTAAGAATGAATGATGTAGTTGTGTCTTGCTGAATAGCAATGTCACCAGCGAGTGCTCCTTCGATAGAAGTTCTTTCTTGCTGGTCTGCAACGGTATAAACCTCAAATGGTCTTAGTGCTGGAATTTGGTCGATAGAAATCTTACCAGAATCGGTAAGTTCAACCAGTGCTCTAGGAACAGCGTTTGTAGAGTATGGTTTGTTGATGTAAGGACCAAGGTTGTTAGTGATATAGTCCTTAACTGCCTTTTGAGTAGGTAGTTTGGAGTCAGTGGAATTAGCACCACCAAGTGTGTTGGATGCATCGAAACCAGTAACAACAACGTCGCCACCTTTCAGTTTCAAGAATTCAACTTCAGAGATAGTAACCGTACCAGTAAAGGTGATAGCACCAGTTCTGTTTTCAATCTGAGCAAACGTACCAACTTTAAAGTCACCTAGTTCATCAGTGCCAGAGACATATACACGACCATAGTCTTCAGAAACTTGCTCGTTTGCCGTAACTTTAGTACCACCGTTCTCAGGTAGTGCTAGGTAGTTAGTACCCGATCCAGCAAATTCCCAAGTGTGGGAAGAACTATTAACAATAGATGGTCTGTGGAGTCTAATGGTTTCTCCAAGGAGAGCAGCAGCATTCTGAGAAGTTCCATCACTGTCTCTGATAACGCTATATGGTTGTCCAGTTCCATCGTCGATGGTGATCGTAGCAGAGAAAGGAGGACCAACTGTAACACCAGATACTTCGTCAATGAAGTATTCTACTGTACCTGATACATTACTATGACCATCAACTTTAACGACATAGTGCTCTAGTGGTTCTCTTCCTAAATTATCAACAGTGAAGATAGTTCTTCCAGTTGGTGTTGCAGAAACATTAACGATAGTACCAACATCAAATGTGTATGCCTCTTTTCTGAATCCTCTACCACGTAGAGCAAACTGACCAAAGTTTGTAGCAGAGTTTGTAACTGATGCATAACCACCAGACTCAGCAAGAATACCATCAGCACAGAAGATAACGAAGACCGAAACTAACTGAGTGTAACCATCTTCAATAATCTTATATCCTGTACCACCAAATGAGACGATGGTGAATGCAGATGCAACCATCGACTTACCCTGATTGGGGAAGGTTGCAGAACCGCCAAGTTCTAGACCAGGGAAAGGACAGTTAGGTTGCTTAACTTTAGAACCATCAACCAGAGCACCACTACCACCCAAGAACGAAATAATAGAAGAGTTCTGAGTATATGGAGATGCTTCAATGATTGGATAATCATCAAAGTCACCACGAATTGCCATCCTTTGATTGTTAGCATCATAAATGTAACTATCTGGATATGTAATTAGATTTACGGTGTCAAATAATGTTCCTGTAGTCTTAGTAGTAGTTCCTGGTTCGATTGCAGTTCCACTAGCAGGATCTTCTGCATACTCTAGAATGCCATCTAGAATACCCATAGAAGTTGTGATAGACGCTTCTACGTTTGCACAAAGAGGATTTCCTAGAGGATCTGCTAGAATAGTTGCATCAACGAACTGTGGAATTGAAGAAGATGTGCTTACAGCATTACCTGCGCTATCTTTCCATCCGCGCATCGCTGTGATGGCAAAATCTCTTACTTGAGTATATGCATATCTGGTCTCTTCTATTTGAGATGCATCGATACCAGTTAGTGCAGTTCCTGTGAAATAGAATTCTGCATTGGTTACAATGCCAGAGTTTCCTCCAAGAACAAGGTCTCTAATAAGACCACCTAGAATATAATTAATATCTCTACGGCACTTTCTTTGATGAATATCAGTCAGTCCTAGAGAAGGGAACTGTGTTTCAGTATTGATTAGTGCTTGATCTGCAATCAGATCTCTGTTTCTAGCAATTAGATATGCAGCATCTAGATATGTACCAGATGCATCGTTAGCGATAACATCGACATAGAGATATGCAAGAGTATCAATAGCAGATCTTACATCATCACATGCAGGAGTTCCAGCAGTTGCTGTAATAACACTATTATCAAAATATCTTGGTACGCTAGAATATACTGGGGTGTATGTCGGATTACTAGGAGTACCATCTCCAGTTCTCCAGTTTCTCATTGCAAAGATTGCTAGTTCTCTAGCATATTCAATTGCACGTACAGTCTGGATAATCTCATTTTCAATGTAAGCGATCTTAGCACCAACGATATACTTTTGTGCTGCTTCAATAATATTGTGGTTAGAACCAAATTCAAGGTCTCTTACAATAGCGTTGATAAAATGTCTTACATCTTGACGACACTGTTCATCGCCATTAGTTGTGCTATTTGTTACAGTGGGAGAACTATATGATGGATATACTTTAGTTCCTGCATCACAAGAAATTTCAAGACCTGCTAGTTGTACAGTATCATCTTCTGAAAGATTTAGTGATGCATCGGTAGTTACTGTTGCTACTCCAGTTACCGCTGTGTCATAAACAAAATTAGTTACATTAACAGTAACTCCACCAAAAGTTGCAGTACCAGTTGGGTTTGCGCTATCATAAGTATTATCATGATCTAGTGTTCCCAAGAAAATATCAAAGGAAGTTCCACTTACATTATAAACAGAATAGTATTCTTTCTTGAATTGATCATTAATTCTTCCTACAACTTCATCCGCAATAAAATCTCTGTTGTTGCGTAAGAATACACAAGCATCTTGGAATCTTCTTTCTACTGGAGTGGAAAGACTGAATTCATTTGGTGAGTTTAGTAGTGTTAGTGTAACTGACTTAGAGTAAGACTTTACAACCGCTGTTTGTCCAGGATCAAAGTTTGAATCATTAATTGTTGGAGCTTTCTTAGGAATTACAAATCTTCTAGAACGACCATCAGCATCTTCTAGAACTTTGTAAATTCTTTGTTTGCCCATCAGGAAAGATAGGTCTGGATTTAAAGTTGGCAATCCAGAAATTTCAATTTCTTGACCTTCTTTAAATTCGTGAATGTTGTCTCTACCAACTAGCTGGTTTGTATAGAATACAATACCACCAAGGTCTTCTGCATTGCCAAACTGATCATTTTGGAAACCACCAGTTGCGATGCTTGGATCTCCCTGTAGAGAGAAATCAATTCTCTGAATGGGAAGAGTAGAAGTTACATCTTCATCTACAGAAACAACTTCACCTTCTGCTCTAATTGACTTAATAGAAGTACTATCAAAAGACTCTGTTACAATAGAAGCCTGGAAAATATTGATAGATGCTGCTTGATTAGTTTCCCAAGAAGGTGAGTTGAGAATAGGTACAACTGTTACTTCATAACTAGTTGGAGCATTGGTATCATCAACAGCTGCAATTTCGTAAAATCCTTGAGTGAAGTTAGCATCGGCAGTATCATCTAGGAAGATATAACTTCCTGGAATAATGCTATCACCAGTAGGATTTGTTGTAAAGATTAGTTTATTTGTTCCAGCAGTTGCGGTAATTGTTTGTGTATTGATCTGACTTCCTTGAGAACCAGAAACAAGATAGTTAAATCTCTCACCCTCTACGAAAGAACCACTAGTTAGAAGAACATCTACATCACCATTAATGTATGCTGATGCTCCAGTGGTTGTAGTAAAATTAACATTACTAATTTTTGCTCTAGCACCAGTATTGACACCAACTACTTCTAAACTACTGGTAAGTGCTGATAGACCAGTGTTTTGCTGGAAATCGACATTAAATTTGTCTGGTCCAAAAATTTGATGACCAATTGGGAAATCTACACCGAAGTCTCCATTAACTTCATTGTCGATGATAATTCTTTGCTTATCATCAAACACCATTGCAAAGTCCCAAGTTGCAACAGAGTCACCATTTGAGTCAATTTGGTCACGGAAGGTAACACCAATAACATAGTTTTTGTCGCCAAACTTGACCATGTGTTTGCCAGGATTGGCAGGTCTCATGATGACGAGACGTAAGTTGTCACCTACAATAGAACAATCAGGTGGTAGAGAAATTGGGTTATCTTCTACGTAGTCGCCACCAGAAACGATAAGTGTTTCTTTTACGCCAGGAGTTGACCATGCCAACTGTGCCGCTTTCTTAATTGTGCGAACAGGATTGACAGCAGAACGACCATCGTTTTGATCTGAACCAATCTGCTGAGAAACATAGATACGACCACCAACGTCATTCGTTGCTAGGTTGAGGACGTATTCTGTGGTAGCAATCTTATCGGATCTGTCACCAAGTACAGGTGTAATAGATCTTGGATATACTCCAGATTCTCCTGTTGTTGCATATCCAAATGCTTCATTATCATCTACTCTAAAACCAATATGCTTTAATGTAGCGGTGCCATTGGTTGCTTCGCCATCAGTGTGGGTTGGAGCATCTGTTCCAGTAGTACCAGAAACTGTTACTTGATATACATTTGATCCAAAGTATCTGTATGCATCTTTCTGTAAGAAGATGCTTGCAGACCAAAGAGTTCCCGTAGCGTTAGCATAGGTTTTTAAGTTTGGAGCTCTGTGGTTTAGATCAGGACTAATTAGATTATCAACGTCTAAGTTGAGAATTCTTGCAGTATCAGAAATGATAGAAGTAGAAGTTCTGATAGCACCAGAAATATCCAACTCAAAATCAACAGTGTCAAGTGTTGCTGTAGCAGTAGCACCTACACCACCACCTCCAGAAAATGTTACTGTTGGCGCAGAACTATATCCACTTCCTGGATTATTAACAGCAATTGTAGTTACTTCACCATTGAAAATAAAGGCAGAAGCGAGAGCTTGAACTCCACCAGATGCTGGTGGAGAAATAGTTACAGAAGGTGCGCTAGTGTATCCAGAACCACCAGCGGTAAGTTTAATTGTATCAACTCTTTGCCCCGTTCTATTGATACCAACACGAGGCAATCCAGTATTGCTATCAAGTTGAGCACGAAGGATTTCTTTTTCTAACGAGCCTGTACCCGATCGAATGGTAAGTTCGTTATCACCGATAAGTTTGGGTTGAGAACCTCTTACAAACTCTTTATCGGAATTGATATTAAAACTCATGGTGCTGACTACCTGCGCCTACTGTCCTAACTTATATTTAGCATCACTGCCATGCAATACTTACTACCTGAGTGCTAACAACCCACTTGATGATGTTTGTAGTACCAGCTCTTGTGGTGGAGTATGAAAATCTATTAGTTGCTCCTAAAGGAGAGATATCCCAAGTCTGTCCTGATGGAATATCATCTTTAATAACAGTATTCATACTTGACAAAACAGTGACTAAACCAGCATTGTCGCAAGTAACAACACTTTCTATCTTTTCAGAATAAACTGTCCCTGAAGGATTGACAGCAATTACATGACCTGTGGTAAAATTAAGTGTGTTATTATCAATCGCAATTTGAGAACCAACTGCATCCAATTGCAACACAGCTGTATTTACTCCTCTCAATATATAATTGACAGTTTTGCTATCTGTAAATTCAGTGTTTTTAATTTCTAAAGTATTGAAATCTTTAGCGTTTCTAAATTCATCAACAACGACAGTTTTATCGATAGAGAATCCACCAACTGAATCAAATTTATCTTTTGTAGTTGCCATTTTTATTTCTTAGCGAGTTGTGAAATTACTTTAACATTAACCAAATCATTAGCTGTCACACTTGTGTCCAAGTCAATATTAATTCTCACGATACCCTGTGCAGTCAATTCAATACCAGTTGAAATGATCTGACCAGATGATCTTACATTTCCATACTCAGTATGGAATGCATCCGTTCCATTATCTATAACAGCATACTCGATAAATTCTCTTTCGCCAGTAGTTGCATTGTCAGCAAAAACTGTTACCTTAGAACCCATTGCAACAGAAGTTGAATACAAATCAGCACTACCTGAATCGATAGTACCTTTATCCAAATTAATTGTTTCTGTTACAATCTGATAATCAGCAAGTTCAAAGTCTTTTAGTTCTCCGTCAAAAACTTTAACTCCAGAGAAGGTTCCTGTACCAAAACCAATATTGAAATAAACATCACCTTGATCATCTAGACGTAAGACTGGATCAGTATTAAGTCCAGAAGAAAGACCAATATCAAAATATTGTTTTGATGTGTGTAAGAATGTAGATGTTCCTGATGTATTGTCGAGAGTTGTGGTGGCGTTATTGAACAGAATTGTTTCTGCGGTAAATTCTAAGATATTTGAAACAGGACTGCTAATAGAATCAACTCCACGCATCTCAAGATTTGCAGTAGTCAAATTAACAGTATTGTTACCATCGTTATAGAAGAACAATGTGTTCTCGTTTGCACCAGGAGCAGTCTCTGGGATGATGTAAGTATTTTGATCAACGTCTTTTACACCACCAAGAGAACCCCAGTTGGTTCCATCATAACCTTCATATGTGAAAGTTGTGGTATTGAAACGAATTGATCCCTGAATAGGAATACCTCTTTCAGCAGTTGTTCCTGCTGGAATTGCTAAAGTTGTGTTAGCATCAACTACAACTTTCTTACCAGTGTTTGGTGCTAGGGTAAGATCACTAATATCTGTAGATACAGTGTTGCCTACAAGTCTTAGATCACTGCTAATGCTTAGTGGTACATCTGTATCAGGACCAATTTTTAAAGTGCCGATCTCCTCAAAAGTTAGATCTGCTACAGCAGACGCAGAATACTGTAAAGTTGCATTTCCATTTGTAAATGTATTGCCACTTGTATCCGTTGGTGGATCTTGTGTTACGCCAGTTGTTCCAGAAGAAATTACGATATAAATGTCATGCTTATATTTTAGATAATCTCCAACATTAACTGGAGTATTAGCAGTCCAATCTACATATGCAGGAGCAGTTATATTTACAGATCTTACTTTTTTAACTTCTACAAATTCTTGATAGAATGGAGTAAATCTTACAGTGTTGTCACCATCATTGTAGAACCATAAAGTATTATCGTTTGCTCCTACTGTTTGTTCTGCTAAAATGTATGTGTTTCCATCTAGATCTCTAATACCGCCTAAGGAAGACCACGAAGTGTTCGTGGCACTATATCCTTCGTATTGATTTGTATCTGTGTTGAATCTGATTTGTCCATCTGCTGCGAATCCTAATGGAGGTCTTGCAGCAGTAGATCCTACTGGAACTGTTAGAGCAGAATTTGCATCTACCTTTACAACTTTTGTTGCATCTGGAGTTAGAAGTAAATCATCACCTGATCCAACTACGGAAATATTATTATCTACAATAGAAAGAATATTATTTACGTTTAGTTTGTCAGTAGTTTTTAATACTCCAGTAGTAGTAACATTTCCTGTTAGTGGAACAACTGTAACTGTAGTGCCATTGATACCACCAATGTAAATGTTTCCTGCATCAATATTTAAACTTCCTAGTGGAGAAGATACTGATAGATTATTAGTGGAATTTGGCAGAATATTATCTGCTTCTAAATTTGTAAATGTTCCTAAAGGAGAGGTTACAGATGTATTTCCAGTTACATTGTCTCCCGTTACCGATGTAGCCGTAACTGATCCAACTACAGATATTGTACCAGTGTTACTTATGGTAATTGGAGTTGAACTATCAATATCAGTAACTACAATAGAAGATTCTATTTCATTACCAGACAATCCTGCTGGGTTTGCTACAAGAGCAGTTCTATCTAATTGAAGTACATCACCTGTATAGTAATTTCTACCAGGATCTGTAAGTGTAATACTTTCGAGAGTTCCTTCTTTAGTAATCTCGAACTCGAATCCATCATCTCCACCATAACCACCTGGATCTTGTGGTAGTCTTAAAATATCTCCTACTACATACCCAGTTCCTCTATTAACAAATACAATATCAGAAATTGCTCTTTTGTTTGAGATTCTATATTCAAAACCAGTTCCACTATTTCCTGTGATGGTATTGGCAATAGTAAGAATATCTCCTTCTACATATCCATTGCCCTCTGATGTAATTGTTACAGTAGTAACTGTACCAACAATTGTGACAGACGTATATGCTATTAATGCTCCAGATCCAGTTCCACCAAGATATGAGTTATCTACAGTTACTTGGTCTCCTGACTTCCAATTTATTCCGCGAGTTGCGATATCCCAAGAAATAATTGAACCGCCAGATACTTCTATGTTTGCGGTTTGATCGAGAATATATTGACCAATAGCTGGAGTAGCAGATATTGCAAAATTGATAGATCTTCCATCTGGACCAGTGCTTGGCGTAAGTCCTAGTCCTGAAATATTTTGATCTACAACTTCTGGTGTTATGATTAATAGTGAATATGCACCAGCAAGTCCAGGAGTACCATAATTTTTTAGTCTGACAATTGTATTGCTTAGTGTTGCTCCAAAGGAATCGGTGAGAGAAATATCGTATCCACTATTTGATGCATCTGAAGTATCTAATAAAATAGTTTGAGAATAATCAACAGATGTATTGAGTTCTGTGGTATCAGTACCATTCAGCAAGTATTGATACTTATCTGTAACTGCTGCTTTTACAATTCCATATGCACCAGCAGCAGAAATTTCTTCTCCAATTGTAAATGATCCAGTTACCGATGAAAAATAAAGTGCTTCATTCTGATCACTAAAATTAACAACAGTGCCACTTCCACTTGCACCAACAATAGTATCTCCAACAGCAAATGAGTTTCCTGTGTTAGTTCCAATGGTGATGGTGCCAGTCATCGAACCATGGTTTCCACAAACATAGTAATAAGTTCCAGCAAAAACTTCACTGGTATCAAAAATAATAGTACCACTTTCAGTACCATTATTTGTTACACCATCAGCAGCAATTAAAACATTTGCTGGATCATATGGTCCTGCTACTGATTGTAAGTAGAATGGATGTCCTGGTGTGTTAATATTGAATACTAAATAATCTCCTTCTTCTGCAGTAATAGCAACATTATTTCCAGACGTTGCTCCAGCAAAAACAAAATTCGTATTTGCTCCGTCGTCAGTTACGTTCCACTCGTAACGTCTTCCGTATGTAAATAGTAACTCTTTTCTTTGAGCAACTGTTAGGTTGATAGTCTGTGTTGGAAAGTTATCAACAGGAACACTTGGATATACGCCATCGACATAACCAGTGCCAGCATTAGAAATAGTAGAATTAAATGTAATACTACCAGTTATTTCAATGTCTGCTACTTTGTTGTTTCCAGTTCCACCATTTAGTGCTACATTAGTATAAGTGCCTGGAAAATATTCGGTTCCACCACTCTGAATAATTCCCTTAGTTGCTACTTCTGTAGTTACGATTTGGAAGTCGATTGCTGCATTACTTCCTGTTCCACCACCCAGAGGAATATTTGAGTATATGCCAGTTACATACTCATCAACATTACTGTTTGCAGTTTCTTGACCATTATATTCTGCGATGACAACAGTTGCTTCAGCTCCTACTCCACTACCGCCAAACAAAGCAATGTTGGGGAAAGATCCTACATCATATTCAGATCCAGTCTCTGTGATGCTGAGATACGTATCATCTAGAAAATTATTCCTTATGAATAAATCATTCTCAAAATATGTACCATAATCATTATATGTAAATGCCAATTTATCGTTGGCAACAAATCCGATAGTATTGGAATTATTTTTGTATAAACCTAATTTGTTGTCGGACTGAAATGTTAGTGCTGGAGAGGATTTTGTGCCATCTTGTAGAGAAACTCCTGCTGGAGAAATTGTAGCACCACCTGATCCTCCAGTGAGATCAAATAGATCCTCTGAGATTTCGTTGATTTTGACCCTTTGTTGTTCAAAGGTGTCAGTTCTAGCGACATTAATTGCTGGCATTTTTTATTAACTCTCGCAGTAAGGCTTTGATTTCAGATACTTCATCCTTCAAGTTATTTATGTCATCCAACGCGGAATTCAACTGTTTTTGTTTACGTCTCGCTTGGATGGCAGAATCGTCATGATTCAAGATAGCACCTGTGGTCTCGTCTCTAACAAGACCATCATGCCCCGACACTTTGATATATGACATACGCGGAAATTAGAACGATGCAACAGCTCGGATATCTTGAATTTTTGGAACGAATGCTGGATCTACTCCCTTCATAATTACCTTCACTGCGAAAGATGAAAACTCTGGTAGATCAGAAACACTGAATGCAAGTTCTTGATATGAACTTTGCTTTTCTACAATAGAAGAAATTGTATTTTCAGGGTTTGCAATTTCTAGAGTATCAGGAGATCCATCTACATTAAAATACTGCCAATCAATGTCATCAAAGTTTTCTTGACTTGATGCTTTCTTGAACTTGTACAGGACAGCAACGTTAGATACATCCTTGAGGTTAGCAGTCAATCTAACATCAATCGTTGTAGCAGGACTTGAAATAGATACTTCCTTGGTAACATACTTAGCAACCGAAGAACTATTCTTAGAAGTATTTTCTGCTACAAACTCAACACCATTGGTGTATGATACGGTAGAGATTTCTAAGAAAGATGCTTCATCATCTGCTTGATCAGGATACTTAACAAAATCTCCAACACGGAAGATGTCAGCAACTTGAGAATTTACAACAGCATTCCTATTGAACAGAACATTGTCGATAATTCTTCCGTTGTAATCATCGACGATCGGTCTAGCATCATTTCTTACAGTTAGTTCCTGAGTCTTATTATTCCAGATAACTGCTCTGCCAGTAATGATATTTTCATATGTTTCTAGAATGATAGATGGATTTCTAGCAACAATTACAGATGCATCATTGATATTGGTAATTATTTGAGTCAAAGAACTATCAACAGTGACGCCAGATAGTGAGAGTTGATTTCCTAGATCAACTTCCTCGCCTCTCTCGAAGATCTGAGAAGTTTTGATTCTAACAAAAACGGTAGATCCATCAATCTTAGCAATAGTTCCAGCAGCTTTTGAAGTCTTACCTTTAATTGTTTGATTGCTTTGAATCTCTGTATTTTGATTTCCAGTTAAAGTGAAACTGTAGATAGGATAGAAGGAAACAACTTGATTTCTTCTTCCATAGCGATCTTCGGTTCCAGAACCATTCTCAATTCTATTGCTTATAGTCTTAACAGAACAAGAAGATAGATCGACAAGTGGGGAGAGATATGAGACAGTAGATGATAGAGACAACTTATACTCTAAAGATGTATCAAGACTGTTAAGAGTTTCATTAATACCAGAAGCAATCATCTTCTGGTTTGTGAAGTAATGTGGTTCATTCAAGAATGTCTTTTCGTAATCTGTCTGAGAATATGATGTATAATTTGTAGTAGCAGAATCTACAGGAATTACATTTGTAGTTCTAACAGTAGATTTTAATGTAGTTCCAGTAAATGATAGATAATGAACTTGTGGATATAGAGTCTCAAATTTTCTGTTATAAGTTGCAAAAACATCAGAACCGCCACCAACAGCATTGCCAGCAGACTGGTTTGTTGATCTAATAGTATAAGTATCGATGCCAGAATTATCAACCTGGAACAATACACTATTCAGTGTTTCTGCAGTGATGCCAGCAGTTTCTTCTGCTCCTCTGTAGAATACATAAGAATTTCCATCATCCTCAAATCCATTATCTCTATGCGCGACTTTCACGATAGAGTTGTTGTTGCCAAACAATAGAGAAGTTGCATTTGTGTTGGAAGATGCATTTGTATTGAATGGATTATTATCTAATTTCTCATAACCTAACTTGTCATTAGTAAGAACAAGTTCTGCTGGTCTTGTGATACTAAATTCTGCTCTGTATAGAGTGAATTTAATATCCTCAAAGATGTCTTCTGTCCAGTTATCAATATTTTGTGATCTATAGACAGAACCCAGAGATGGTTGTGTGGTGATAATTGTATTCGTAGCTACATCAGTTTCTCCTAGACGAGAAGCCCAAATAGCGTAATCAACAGAATCGGTTTCTACTGCTAATGCATACTCAGTATCATTTTGTAAATAGATTGGATTGTCAAATGCAAAGTAGGTTGCAGTAGAAGACTCGATTGCACCTGAAACCTCAATGTCATCAATTGCAACACCCATTCTAACTGCTGGGGTATCAATATCAATAAACGTCTCTACTTGACATCCTCCTGCCCCATTTCCGATGCCTTTAATTACAACAGCAGGTGGTTCTGTGTATCCAAAACCATTGAGGACCACTTCTGCATTATAAATTTTTCCGTCTGAAACATCAATTCTTGCAGTAGCTACTGATCCTCCTGGAATTTGAGGACTCTCAATTGTCAAGATAGCACTATCATAATTTGCTCCTGGATTAGTGATTTTAATATCAGAAATCTTACCGCTGTCTTTAGCAATACTTACTATGAAGTTAGTTCCATTTGTATTGTTAGCAGTAGTGACAGAACCAATTGTTAGATTTTCATTCTGTTGGAAAGATCTTCCATTGTGATTACTCAACACTAGAGTATATACTTGCTCATTTGTTATTGCAATCTTTCCAGTTGAAGATGGAATCAATTCAACACCATTCTTGTCAATGATCTTTTTGATAGGACCACTTGCAGCAGAACTAGATCCAATTACAGACTCACTAACATCAACTGTTACTGTTCCCGTAGTGAAGATCTTCAAATACGTATCTGGAGTTAGAGTCTTCTCAGTTCCAGGTACAATATTTTTTCCTGGTTTGTCGCCTTCTACATCAGTCAAATATACTTTGACTGGGATGTTAGAACTCTTCTGATTGAAGAATAGATCAATACCAGTTACAAACAATCCACCATCATAGTTCTCAACTTTGAATGTTTGTGCTAGTGGGTTTGGTCTGATTGGATTTTCTGTGTTGTTATCAACTATCTGAACACCCTCATTTGCCTTGAAGTATGCTGGTTTTGTTGATACGACACCTGAAGGATTCTGTGGTAGAACTCCAGTAGCATAGAATTTAACTTCTGCATATGTATCGACATTATTTTTATTTTCATCAGTAGCACTAGATGTAAATCTAATTGTTTTTACACCTGCTGTTACTCTTACTTCTTCGAATGAAGAATCATAATCAACAGTATCAACATCTCCAGTCCAAGTAGAGTTTTCTCTTGGTGGATGTCCTGCGGGAACTAGAATCAAACCACTGGCATTACCATTCTCGTCAGTAATAATATCACCATTGAATGCTGATAGAGAGTTTGTTGCAGTTCCAGTAAATCTAAAGTCTGGATTGACCCATCTATCAATATTTCTTCCTTCTAAGAATACAGAAACTTTAGTATTTGGTTTTAATCTTCTAAGGACAAATCTAACTGGAATGCTTCTAGCAAAGAACTGAAGAGAATCGGAAACAATGCTATTACCAATAGTCTTAGATTGGACTCCTTTAGCAACCTCATTGTTTTGTGGATTGACATTAGAAGAACTACCAATAGACGCCATGCTTACAGTTGCATTTGCTTCTAGAGTATTGATTTCTCCAAGAGAAACAATTGAAGTGAAACTCGAAGAAGTTCCTACCCAGTTGATAGCAAATGAATTGAATAGACTGGAGAATGAATCTCTAACATTCTCTTTTGCAATAAAGATGTTATAGAGACTTGTATTGGTATTTACAATTAGAGGTTCTACAGTATCATCATACCACTGATCAATAGATGGATTTATAGAAGCATCGCCAACATATTGAATGACAACAAATGGATTTGGATTTAGAGTCTTGGAAGCAAAATTGTTACCAAGTAAAGATAGTGATGTGTATGGAAGAGTAATCACATTGCCAGTCTTCTGATAACCAGCAACTGTTCTTTGATCTTCTCTTGTATTGATTTCTCTCAGTGCTAATGAGTCTTCCTTAGACTGAGGTCTAAGAACAGACTGCTGACTGTCAATAGAGCATAGGTAATCTGCTGAAGAAATATTGCCAACTCTATGCTCTTCAAAGTTATCGACTAAGAATCCACTCTTGAATCTATCTAATCCAATGCTATCTTTAACTTGCATGTTGAGAGCTTGTTGCTCAAGAATGCTAAGTGTTGTATAATACTCAAGACGCTCAATACGCTTCTCCAATTTACCGATGTCACGCATCGTGTAACGACGGTTATCAACTGGAGTAATTCTTACATTCTTACTTGACGATGTGTAAGCAGGGATGTAAGCATAGAAGAGAGGAATTGCATCTTCAATTGGATCTGGTTTAGTTGGGTTGAGAGATGAGTTACCTTCTTTGACGATAAACTCACCTTTCTTATTCAAGAACACTCCATCAATACGATCAAGGTATTGAATTTGACTAAACGAGAATGTATATTCGAGATTGCTATCTGGCGCTGGGGTGCTAGCAATAACAGAACCAGGACCAGAGAACTGACCAGTAGTTACAGATAGAGAAGACTGATCTTGGAATCCTGGAATGATTGCATTGCTATCAACTTTTGGTCTAAAGTCGATTACATTTTTCAATTCTAGATTTCCATGGACAGCAGAATTGAATCCAGGAATTTCATCCTCTGTTACACCAGCTTCATGGAGATAACTGTCGATTGTGCAGAAGTCTCCCTGAGAGTGCTCGAAATAATCAAATGAGATTACCAATTGACCAGAGGTAGATTCAAATCCTGGTTTTAGAACGATTCTTGAGACATCTAGAATAGTATCTCTCTGTCCATTATCAAATGTAAATCTATCAGTAACATCGGTTCCAGAAATCAAGTTACCAGCACTGTCAATAGTTGGTGCTTGAGATGCAGTTCCCTCATAGACAAAGTTCAACTTATATGCATCAGAATAAGTCAGAATTTCTACGACTTCACTGTCGTAGTCTGTTCCTCTGAAAGGAATTACTCTATCACCAGATGCACTAATAACAATTCTCTTATTTTCTACAGAAGTCTTTAGTCTTGGTTTTGCGTTTGTAACTTCAATCGTTGAGGAGAGTTTTAGTTTGGGGAATGTTCCGTTGGTAGGAATAGTTCCAAAATATGTTGATGGCAACTGCAGACTAATACTACCAGATGTAAGACCACTAGCAGTGTCAGTAGCAGATGTAATTTCTACACGATCAGTAGGAACATAAACAATATCTCCAATTGTCAAGTCTGGTGCATCACCTGGATCTAGAACAGTAATAATATAGTTGTCTTCGTTAAAAGCGACAAATCTCTGAGTGCCAAATGGCAACTGAGCAGCAAACGTAATGGTTCCACCACCAGAAGATGCAGTTGTTACAAAGTCTCTTCTGAAGTAATACTTTATCTTGGTGTCATCACCACCAGCAGAAATTTGTTCTACTTGCTTACTACCAGTTGGGAAGACTAGAGTTCCTGCATTTGGATTCTGTACCTTAGGTCTCAGTCTAACGATACTTGTGTTTGTTACATCTTCTGGTAGAGCGATATCTAGATATACTCTGGTCTTAGATGGTCCAGACTGTTCAGTTGCATACTGCACAACTGCTCTAACAAGATTGTTATTAACGTCAGAGAATTGAACAAGGTCTCCTTGCTGTAGAATACCACTAGCGTCTGCACTGAAACTTGTGGATTCAATAAACTTAAAACCTTTTGATCCAAAGAAAGTAAAGTCAGTTACTGATTTAATTTCTGAATAAGTTTGACTATCTACTACTAAATCTGCTGAGAATGTGTTTGAATTTCCAGATCCGTATTGACAACCAATTGCTTTTACATTCTGTGGTGTGTATGTTGTAACTGCATTTCTAATCAGAACTGGAACAATTGCAGCAGCTGTTTGTGGTTGTGCAACTCCATCTGCTTGCAATACAGTTACTGCTGGTGGTTGAGAGTATTCAATATTGACAGAATTTCTGTCTTTAATTTCTACTTTATAAATTTTGCCTGTTGCATCTTGTCCAGAAATCGAGAGTTCGATTTTAGATGAATCATACTCAACTCCATTGATTAACAGAGTCGATTGTGTAGAATATCCAAGACCTCTGTTTTGAACAACAAAGTGTGAAATAGTATTGTCTGTCGTAATCTTGAGAGTATTTCCAGCTTCATCTCTAATTGTTTCACCAGAAACAAAGTTACCAGATAAAGTTTTTACGAAAAGCATGTTAGTCGTAGTATATACTCCGTTTGGAGCTCCTTCGACTACACCATATGCGCCACTAGTTAATCCAAATACATACTTTCCTTCGTCAAAAGTTTCAGATTGGATTCTGGAATCCAATAGAATTTTTGTAAAGAATGAAGGATCAAAATAAGAGAATCCAAAAACAGCATTGTAAGCAGCAGTTCCTGCAGATAATCTTCCCTTAGATAGAACGATATCAGCATCAGAATTAAATCCGTCTCCTCTTTTTTGTAGAGAGAAATTGCTTGGTTTTACTTTACCAATTACAGGAGTGATGGTATCGCTATAATCAACAACAAATCCAAGTTCGTTATCTCCTATAGTAGCACTAGATGATGAGGTATATAATTTTCTTAAGTATCCAGGATCTCCGTCGTCATACTCTCTTAAAAGTAGATCAACTTCATCTTTGTCTCCAAACACTGTCAATTCTAAGAATTGAACTGACTCTGCTGAATTAATAAGAGGTCTATTTACAGATGCAAATGCTAGTGAAGTTACAGATCCAATAGAAGTAGCAGATCCTGTATCATCTCTTGAAGTGACATAATATAGAGTTCCAATTTGACTCTTGAAAGTTCCATCAGTAATTCCTACTAAAGGATTGGTAGGACTAGTTACTTGAATTGTAATAGTTTTGATTGCATCATTAGAAGAGAAAATTTTACCTCTTCTAGACAAAGTTTGTCTGTGATCTGTAGATGCTTCTGTATTGCTTAGTCCAATAGATCCATCATTAAATGTAGAATATAAGAATACATCAGGATATGCTGTAAGATCAGATCCTTCTTTGTTTAGTGGAGTGCTACCATAAACGTTAGTAACACTGAATGTTGGAAGTCCTCTAGTCTTTAGAGTTACATTGTCGCTAGATAGACTTTCTCTTGCTTTGTTGATCTCAAGATACTTAGTCTCTTTATTGACAATTTCATATCCTTTAATATATGCTTTTCCTGCTCCAATGCTAGCAATCATCTTTCTAGATGCTTCACTAACAGAGATACCATTGTAGAGACCAAGGTCATCTACTGCATAAATTCCATTGTTATTATCTTTCTGAGCATACTCTCTGATATCAACAGAAAAATTATCTACAATATAATCTCCGCTTTCATCAAATGTTCTTCTTGCAAGAGTTTGCTCAAGAATGCTGTAATTTGTTGGAGTAACCTTTTTCTGAATGACTCCTCTGAAAACAGTGATTAACTGAATAAAATTTCTATCAGTGATTGCATTTATAGCAAATTCTTTTAGTGAAAGGTTAATCTTTAGTCTATGAGCTCCAGGTGCTGTATAGTTCGATGATCCAATAGCATTATCATAGAGACTTGGATCTTCTTCTGGAGTTACAATTTCTTCATTAATAATAAAACCAACTTTTGCAGATGGTTTGTCATAATACTCATCGATGATTAAAAGTTCTTCGTTATTTCTTACAAAGAATCCATTGACAAAATAAATGCCTTCTTCTACTTTTATAGCAGAAGCATAACCCATCGCTGGACTTTCTAGAGAGGTAACTTCTTCTGTGTCTGGATTGGTAACTTGAATGCTGGTTGGGAGGACGCTACCGTCCGTTCCAACAACCATCAGTGGGGTATTTACGCCATCTACTACCTCAACAGTTTCTCCCTGTCTGAAGGTCGCCTCTGTGTTAGAATTACCACTGTTAAGATAATTTACATACAGTGTGTCTGCTGTTTCTTCTGTAGCAGTATTAGCATCGAGAACTGTTGCTAGTACGCCAGAATTTAATCCTCTGATCTGTAGTCCTTTGAGCAAGGTAATATCGTATTTTTTATATACGATATCATTTCCTTCCCCAACTGCAACTTCAGATACAGAGGATAGTTTTACGTAATCTAGTTTTGTATTAAGACCTACTTCTCCAGGGACAACTAGTTGCCCTTGTTTAAAAGCATATTTTCCAAAACTTTCAACCTGATTCTGTAGAATCGATTGTAGTTGAGTTAATTCCCTACCTTGAATAGAGTAACCAGGACGGAAAAGAATTTTATAAAAATTCTTATTTACGTCAAAGTCATCGTAGTATGGTGATGCATTAAGGTTAGTCTTCTGAGGCATTGTACTCCGCCGATAATACTAATATTCTCGTAGAAGTATTTAGCGAGTTTCTAGAGATCAGAACTCGATAACTAGTTTAATATCTTCAATCTGGTCCTGAGCACGGGTGATAAGACGACGGTTCTCGACGTAAATTACCTCACCAGAATTGTTCTCGATTTCTGGAGCAGCAAGACCAGATGCAAAGGTCTTACCTAGTAGAGAACCAGCATATCCTGTATCAACAGTTCCAGAAGCAGCAGATAGTCCTCCGCTAATTGCGTTTGCACCATTGCTCTCAAATGCGCGAACAACACCTTGATCGGTATGTGCAGTTGTTGTTTGGAGATACTTAAGAACACCATCAGTGGTAGAACCCTGATCTAGTGTCCAAGAAACAACTGTTCCGTATGCTGTTCCGTTAGTAACTGTCTGGGTGATAGTTTCATCAGGAATGTAGTCTGCGGTTGCTCCACTGATCTTAACTGCCTTGAGACCAGAAAGAGTGTCTGCAGTAGCAAAATCAGTAGTGCCCCATAGTTGTGGATCTTTGATAATACCAATTCTACGGAAGTCGTTATCAACAGGGAAGTCTCCTTGACCTTCGCCAAACTCGATACGAATGTTGGTCATGACACGCTTGCCATTCAACTCTTGCTCATGGATCGATGCGTGTCCTCCCTGTGGAGGTAGAATTGCTTCTAGAGCACCAACAGCGTTAGCAGCAGTTGCAACTGCTGAAGATAGACCAGCATCAGAGAAAAGGTTGCCGTTGCCAAGTAGAATGTTAGCATAAGTGTAACCCGATCCTCTTGCTTCGATTCTTGCAGCAGTGATAGTACCAGAACCATCAGTATCGAAAGCAACTACTCCACCAGTACCATCTCCCTTGATGGAAGTGTATAGTGTCTGTGAAGCAGGAAGGTTTGTGCCAGCATTCTCAACTAGGACAACATCAACAGCACCATTAACAGCAAGTGCAGTTGCTTCTTGTCTTGAGGTGTTTGATGATAGAACAATTGGAAGGAAATCTGATGAGAGGAATCTTACAGCATCATCAATTTCTAGTTTGTACATAAACTTCCAGATGTATCCAGCACCAGTAGTTTCAGTGTATAAACCAGTAGCAGCGTTAAAGTTTGCTCCACCTTTTGATGGTTCTTCAGTAGCATTTTGACCAGCTGGGTTTGCTGGATTTTCGCCGTTGTAGAGACACTTGAAGACTTCGTAAGTTCCGTTCATTACATAGAACTTAGCATCAGCAATGCTATTTGCACCTGTTGCAGTCTGCTTACCAACTTGACCACCGCCACCAGGGGTAGCAGAGTAGTCAGGTTTCCACATGTCAAACTTAGGGTTCGTTACAATATCCCAGTTGTAACGACGAATTACTGTTCTAGCATAAGCGGTAGTAATTCTCTTAGCAGCAATGATTTCGTCGTAGAGACCAAACTTCTCGCTCTGGTTGTCTAGTGGAAGAGGGGGGATGTCCTCTGTTGCGTAGCGATAGACTCCAGTAACAGCAGTAGCACTAGTATTAGTAGAACCACCGTCTGCAGTTTCAAGAAGAGTGCTGCCCAGTGCAGGAACAGAACTGATTCCGTTTGCTCCAAAAATACTCGATAGCAGGAGGGCACCATCATAAACAGCAGCAACCGTAGCACGGAATGCTGTTGATCCATACGTTCCAACATAGACCTCATTGCCAACAGTGAAGTTGGTTGAAGACTTTGTATGGACTTCTAGGTATGCGGTCCATTCTTGAGGGCGTCCCACAAAGAAGTACATCCTTGAACGCTCGGCGCTAGTATCAGTAGCACCCTCAGAAAGCGACTCTAAGAATTGAGACGCATTAAAAATTCTAAACTTATCAGAGATAATAGCAGCCATTGGTTTTCTGTTCCGACGTAATTTGTGCCTGAGTTATTTATATTTATGCAGTTATTTAGGAAATTGAGAAGGGGATCAACTCATCGAGAAGATTGATGTTATTTGTTCCATTATAAAGAGTGCAACCAGTGAATGAGTTCGCGGTTGTACCAGTATATTGAATAACTGCTCCAGTGCTGGTGAGTAAGTATCCTTCACTTGGGAAGTATGTGGTTGATCCAACAACAGTAACTGTTCCTGGTATCAATCCTTGAGTATCAGATTGAGCAACTGGATTTTGGATTGATGCGGTAGCGAGATTAAAGTAATCACCTGATAGAGTGTAACTAGAATTTGCACGCTCCACAAAATCATTAATTGTCAAGTTTGGATAGTAGAATTGGATATTTAGTAATGACAATCCAGAAACATTACATACACCATCATCTAGAATTTGATCGAAGTTTCTCAAAGTTGGACCAGCATTTCCAGTTGTATATTGACCGACATACTCTGTCGAAGTTCCTGATGCATTAGTGATATCAATGATATTACCATCTCTTTGTGTAACAGTATATGGTTCTATAAGGTCAACAAATCCAGATCTCGTTAAGATTGGATCACTGAATATTACCGATTCCTCATATCCATCAATCACACCAGATGGTGGAGTGAATAGAAGTACTTCTAGAGTTTCTTTTCTTAACTGAGAATTTGTCTGTACTGATAGTACAGAACTAGAAACTTGCGTAGAAGATTGTGATAGGAAGTTAGTTTGATCGATATTAATATTAACCTGGAGTAATCTTTCTCCAGGAGGAATGATTACTCTAGAAATAGAATCTACAACAGCTGAAATCTCTACTTTAACTACAGTTACGGTAGAAGTATTTTCAATTGTTGTAGAAGGAGTAACTACTTGAATATTAGTAACTCTCTCAGTTCTACCTACATCTGCTCCTCCTTTCAGAGTAACAATTTGAGAATCAGATTCAATTCTGGTGACACCACCGTATGCTATAGATACTGGATCTGGAATCTGTACAATGAATGTCCCTACTGGATGTAACTGTGCAGTTGTTCCCTCTTGTCCTCTCTGGACATTTAAGAATCTTCCAAAACCTTTACGGTAGTATCTAACTACTTCCGTTCCAATCTGTAAGTATCCATTAGAACTAAACTTAGTAACATCAGGAACAAATACAATGTTGTCGGTTGGATCTAATTCAATAGACAAGAATGCACCAACAGCATGATAATGACCAGCATTAATATCAGTATTGTCAATCTGATTAGTTACTATAGTAGTAAGTTGTCTAGAAGAAATTAGCGAAGAAGTAGAAATAATATCATCAATACGACCAGATATAATAGATACGTATTCATTTGGTGCTGTTGTTGCCTCAACAGTAATGATTGTACCTACACCACCCGAGAGGGTTGTAATGCTATCAACACCAGCAGTGAAATTAGTTCCAACGTTCTCTACTAGTTCAATCTGAGCTTTAATTAGTCTATCAATATCAGAAGGACTATTAAAGAGAACTGTAGTAAATGTAGAGACACCAGGAATTTGGTTTCCAAGTTCTGTAATGAACGAGGAAGATGACATAACAAATGGATCTAGAGTCGAATTGATTCCACCATTGATAGTAGAAACACCAAATCCTCTTCCTTGCAAGATCTCATATCTTCTTGCAACAACAACTCTTGGTGCTTCTGTGTATCCAGATCCACCCTCAAGTAGATCAACACTGATAACTTGACCTTTACTTACAAGAACTACTGCTTTAGCACCGCCACCATTTCCATTTTTTGGAATGAAATGTAATACTGGTGGTGTATAATATTGATATGCAGTTGGTTGAGTCAAAGGATCGTAACTACGCTGATTCCACTCAAGACTTACAACTGATCCGTTTTCAATCTTGGCGACGATGCTTAGTCCTTCACCTCTAGTTACGCCATTATATGCTTCAACTTTAGCAATACCAAAATTGGAACCCGTGACATATCCTTGGTTTCTGTGTTCTTTGGAGGTTGTTTTTTCGGGTGCTTTCTTAACTCTCCTAAAGTCACTCTCTCCCTCAATTTTTACATAGTCCTCGTCTGATAGAGAAACAAAAGGATCTCTGTAGTACTTACCAATAAATGTTCCACGCCAAGAGTTTTCTGATACTGGATATGATAGTTCGAGTCTTCCATCCTCATCAGTGACATAAGATATGCTAGATCCAGAAGAATTCAATTCAATAATTCTATTATCAGAGTAATCTCCTTTAATTCCTACTACAACATCAACACCTTGAATCAAATCACACTTCTGACCTTCAAGAGTAAAGGTTAATAAGTTAGAAGATTCTGATGGATTTGTAAGTTGTCCGATAACATTGTAAGATCCATTAGGATTGACTTGCCATGCATGGAAAGATTCGGAAGAATTCAAACCAATCCAGTTTAACAATTCAGTTGCTCCAGAAGCAACATCAAACGTTACTGTACCTTGTGCATAGAAAGTATCTTGATTAAAATCATGGAAATTAATAATTTGATCTAAATCTCTTCCATAGAGATATCTCATATCAATTTTAGTGTCCTTCTTAATTGGAACGTTGAAAGAGATTGTAGATCCTGCTACACTATAAGAGTATTCTCTTCTCTGCAGAACTCCATCTATGAATACAAACAAGTAATCTTGCTGTTCGATTTCTTGTGATGTATTATCTTCAACGTCCAGGATTAGGAAAGGACCACCTCTGACTTCATCTACTAGTGCATAGTCAATAGTTAGTCTCTTGTAGTTTCCTACTCCAATACCAGCAACTAGTTCTACTGCTGTTGGTTCGCCAATGCTCTTAGCACCAAAGTCTTGATCCCAAATAGGAGCAACATCAAATACTAATTTGTTTGGAATTACAGTTCTATCAATATAGTATGCATCAGAAAGAGGATACGATTCTGTATATTTTGGTCTCTGTAAGACAGCATTCAATGTTAGGAATAGATCTTCGTCTTCTTCTGTATTGACCTCTGTATCATCATCCCAATACATCTCAAAAGTAGTAGTCTCTCCATCTAAGAAGTCTGGAGTAGATCTAGTAACACTGGTGCCATTAAGAATATCACTTACATTGTCAAACAACGAATCTACAGATGAAATAACATCGTTACACTCCTGTGCTGACAATAGAGGATCAGGAATTATATTGTAATTAGAATACGTTAAGGTTCTGCTCCAGTTTCCAGCATAATTTGAATTGATATTGGTTTTCTCGATTAAACCTTTGCCCTCATTCAATATAGTATTAATTATAGTGTAGAAATTATTCAGAGAACTTTCTACCTGAGCACAATATGGGAAAGAAGTATCTGTTGCTACCGTATTATCTGTGAATGGAGGAATAGAAGTATATGTTCCTGCTCCCAAAGCATTTCTCATGGCATCAACCATAAGAACTTTCAATTCATTATATGCACCAGCAAATTCTGCAGGACTTACGCCTGCTTTCAATTGCTCTGGATATGGATAAAGATTTCTTTCATAGTATAGTTGTGCAAAATCAACTATTTTAAAGTTGCCACCAAATCTTAAATGATAGACAGTAGCATCAACATAAATGTCGATATCTTTTGCTAGATCTGTCCAGGTAACGTTAGGATATTGTGCAGCAAACCATCCAGCAATTTCTTCATTGAGATATTCTTTATTGCCAGCAATTAAATCTGACGCATCCCAGAACGTTCCGTTATTAATACCACTGAAGTAAAAAGTTGCGCTATCAGAAGCAGAGAATGAAATAGGTGCTTGTAAAACATCACCAGGATCTACAGCATACTGATTTCCAGGTGCAACTGCACCTGTGCTTGTAGGAATAATATAATCATTTCCGCCAGTTGATCCATTGAGATCAGTAATTCCACTAGCAGCACCACCGCCACCACCAGAGTTTGCTAGAGCAGCATTGTTTAAAGTGATTCGTGTATTACTGTCAATGGAAACAATTTTAGTTCCAGATGGGAATGCAGTACCAGAACTAATGAACATTCCAACAGCTAGATTGTTAGTATCAATAACTGTTACCTGTCTAGATCCTTGAATGTATGAAACACTTTCTTCTACAACATCCCAGTTTCTAACTGCTAATTTAGCAAGGTTAGTAGCATACTTGAATATATCTAAAGACTCTGTTTTATTTGTTATTATGTAATTGTAATCATCATCTGAATTGAATATTGAGAGATAATCTACAGTTTTAATGTTTCCACCAAAACGTAGATCATGTTCATATGCATCAATAATAAATCCAACGTCTTCTAGATAATCATCGATCTTAGTGCTCCAATCTAGATTTGGATGTTTATCTCTACCATATCCTACTGCTTCCTCAACAATAAATTCTCTATTTCTTTCAATTTGATTTGCAGCATCTAACCATCTTCCATTTCTCTGGAATATATTTCTTAGTTTTTTAAAATACTGGTTGTTATATTGACTATCTTTGAACTCAATATATCTTCCATAAAATACTGTACCGTCATAAGAACTTAGATCTGTAAGATTGCTTCCAGTTAATTTCGATGATGGACCCAAGGGTGCTTGGGAAAAAACAACTTTATCACCCGATACTGTGTAAGAAAGTTCTGGTTCTTGTAGAATACCATTTAATGTGATAATAAGATTTTTTGCACTGACTGGAGTAAAAGGATTACCCTGATCATCTAGAAGTTGGAAAATCTTTTGTCCGACATTCTCTGGACTGCCAGTGTAACCAGTTGTTGCATTGACACCATTGACTCCATTGAAAGGATCGGCAAGAGTGACTTCAAATGCTCTTGTTTCAGAAAAATTAAATTCTGATGCATGAGCAGTACCAACTCCTTTAATTTCTTTAGTACTCTTCGAACTGGTTACAGTTTGAGTTACAATTCTTCTAGTGCTCTCTATACTAATCTTATTCTTTTCTGGATCCCAAAGTTGTATAATAGTAAAATTATCAGACTTTGGAGACTGCGCTGGCATTTTAATTTCAGCGTCAGATTCGATATCAACTTGACCAAACAACTTAAATCCAGCTGGATGAGTTGTAGATTTAATCAGGTCTCTCCATTGATCAATTGAAGTTTTAGATTTTACGACATATGAATAGTCTTGATAGAAGAAACTATCAGTTAGTTTTTGATTAGCAACACCAAGTTTTCCTCTATCAGACTGATAAGATCCAATATTGTCATAGAATGATGCAATCTCTTCTGCAAGAGAAGTTACATATACTGCTCTAAGCATTCCAGAAGAACTAGAAATTTTTCCTACAATAGGAACTGAATTTCTTATACTTCCTGTAACATCATCTAATTTAAGTAGATTAGATCCAGATCTCCATTCAGCAACCTTGGCACTGAATACTTCAATACCATTAATCGACTGAGATACCTTTTCTCCTTTTAAGAAATTGCCACTAAATTCTTTCAGAGAAATTACATACTTTGTTGTAAAGGTAGAAGATACAGTTTTGTCTAGATGGTATGCTCCACCATTTCTAAAGATGTTAATACTTTGTGGAGTTCCAATAGTATTACTATCAACATATGCCTCTACATCAGATTCGATGATTTGAATTGTTGGGGCATAAGTATATCCTCTTCCAGGATTATCTACAGTAATAGAGAAAATCTCGCCATTTCTCGCAACAACATTAAATGTTGCATCAAAACCATCTCCATCAATAATGACAATTTTTGGATTTACATAATTGGATCCTTTTTTGTCAATATTGACACCAGTTATTGTTTGTGTGGCAGTATCAAACAATACTGTCGCATCAGCAATAAAAGTAGAATTAAGATCGCATCCCAAAATAACAGGGACCTTCTTATAGTTTAGACCCAAATTAGAAACATTAATAGAATTAATCGCACCAACAGCAAATTGTCCAGATGTAGTGTATGTAATAGTTCCAGATCCATCCCAAAGTGGAACATATGTCAAGTCATAAACAAATCTATTTGGTGTTACATAATTTACAGTCTTTGATCCTTGTAGAGGATCTTGTACAATCTTGAAATACTTTCCTTCAGCATTTACAATACCATTTCTATCAAAGTAGTAGAAATTTGTAAAATTAGTTCCTACTTTTTCTAGATACGTATTACCTGCTAATCTAGATCCAAAACCAAACTTAAGATCAGTAAATGCTCCTGAGTTTCCTGGAAGAATTGTACTGTTGATTTTTTCTACTGTTATTAGATTGAACTTTCCACTTGGACTTACATCGAAGAAAGTTCCAGTTAGAGATGAGTGTGAAGTATCAAAAAGATAACGATAATATTCCTGTAAATCAATATTAGGATTAGGATCAAATGTTTGATTATCTTCAGAAAACTCAAACTTATAGTCAATACCACTAACTGATACTACAGTAACAAGTCTATTAGGAGTGCTCGAATCAAAAAATGTAGTACTAAGAGCAACTGGGTTTGCAGTGCTCTTTAACGTTCCATAGTCAAATACAATCGTAGCAGTTTGTGTAGTTGGATCATAAGATTTGATGAAACCAGTTCCAGCACCAGTTTGTACCTGATAATTATCAGTAAAGTTATATCTTCCATTATAGAAAGATACTTTCTGTCCATCGAAGTGATCTACATCTTTTGTATTTTCTCTCGCTCTAATAACAGTGAGTTCTGTACCATTGATAGAAGAGATTTCTAGAACTTCTTTTCCTATCTGTATCAAATCTCCTTCTGCATATCCTTTTGCATCTTTGACAATGACTTTACTAGATCCTGCTGCAAATCCAACATGATCAACATACAGAGTAAATCTTGCTGTGCTCAGTGATGCTAAAGATCTTGATAGACTCTCATCATCTACAGATAAGTAATCGCCTCTCTCATAATCTTCACCAATAGATTGAATTTGAACACTAGATACTAAACCAGCATCAGATACAGTAATAGTTGCTGTAGCACCAGATCCTGATCCACCAGTCAATGGCACATCTTGATATTGTCCTGGTGCATAATCTGCTCCACCATTTAAGATTGTAAATTTACCAATTCCAGTAAAATCAACGGTAGTATCAAATACAGGAGTTCTAAAAACAACTTCTTGATATAGTCTCTTTCTTAGATAATATGTCTTGGTTTTTGTGGTATCGTCAGGATTGATATCAACAATTACATTATCACCAACACCTAAACCATGATTCTCATCAGTCTCAATTAATCCTACATTTTGATTTACATCAAATGGTTCTAGGTTATCACTAAGAGATGTAAGACTTACAATCTTTGTTCCTGAGGTATTAAACAAGTCACTTGATTGTAAGAAATAATCATCATCAACAATCCAAGTTCCTGTTAAAACTTTAATTCTAATAATATTTTGATTATTGGATCCATCCAATACTTCTGCTGTTGCAATTGGTTGATTGATACCATCTGTTAGAGAAAGAATTGCTCCCGCAGTATATGTGCTATTCTTATCTAAGAAGAGAGTGAAGGTTTTGATATCTGCAGAGAAAGTGCCAGTGTTATTGAAAGTACCAATAACATTTCTTAGGACAATTACATTGTCGTTCTGCACAGTTCCAACAATGTCACCAGAGGCTGCAGATGCTGGTTGTCTTAGAGTATCATCTGCAAATAGGTATGCATTCTGAATTGTTGTGAGTTTTACAACTTTATCTTCTTTGCTTTCTAAGTAAGTTACAGATTTACCCTTAACAGAAGATACAGAAGCTTCTGCACCAGATCCATCTGTACCTCTATTATCAAAGTATAACTTAGAATTGATAGAGAAATTGCTCGATGATCTATCAAGTAGAACACTATCAACTGTACCAGATTTTACTTCTGCTACTGTAGCAATAAGACCCTCGCCATTTCTTGGCATTCCTGGGAGATACAATCTCTTTGCATCTTTTGGAATATCGTTTTGGTTGATACTAGAATTGTAATTGCTATCTACTGGTAGAGAATAATAGTTGTCACCTAGAACATATGGGAATTGTGGTATTTGATTGCTATTAATAGTAAGGAAATAAGCATAAGTTCCCTCTGGGAAATCTGGAGTGACGCAGAATCTTCCATTGTTTTCGTCTAAAGAACCACTCTTGTGAGCATAGGTGTAATCATTTATAAATGTTCCCAATGCATACTTACTGATTGTGGGACCACCAGATCTAGTGCCATTGAGAGAATAACTAGAAGTCATTCTTACAATAGAAGAGTTAGGATTTAATGGATCTTCATTACCAAATGGACCATAGATTGGATTGCCATCATAAGCAAAACCAATGATTGGGGAGTGTGTCTTTACAGATGGTTCTGATCCAGCGTTGTCAATGTTGTCACCAAGACTAATACGAAGAGTTTTTGGATTTCCAAGATGACCATAACCATAGTCGTTAGCAGGACTATAGTTCTCAAATAGATGACCGTAGTCAGTATCTAAGTTGTTGGATAACTTTTGGAATCTATTAAAATTCCACTCTTTGAGAGAAGGAGTTCCCGTAGCGTTTGATCCAACAGGAATGATATCTACAACTACAGAATCTTGATTATAGAAGTTACCTTCTTCAATTTTGTCAAACCCAGTAATCTCTCCTACACTATTAACAGTTGCTTTATAATTAGCAAATCTTCCTCTTCCTAGATTATCTCTGACATTAACGATTGGCGGAGATGAATAAAATTCTCCAGGGTTGTCAATTACTAGACTAGTAATTTTTCCACCTGTTACAACTGCTCTGACTTCTGCACCTCTTCCAGAAGTGATTGTAATTTTTGGAGTTGAGATAAATGTCTCTTCACTGGTTACTTCAATACTATCAACTACCTGACCAGCAAGAAACGCTCTTGCTTTGTTTGGTAGATCATCGATAAGAACAAATGGAGGTTTTGTATATCCATTACCCTGAGTATTGACATCAATCTTTTCTAATTTGCCATACCTAACACTCTCAAGATCTTTATATCCATAAATTGGAACACCGTTAAGTAGAATACCTACATCACGTTTTGGTGTTTTATAGATTTCTGTAGTGCTGGTTGCTTTCTGTCTAATAATTCTTAGAATCTTCTGATCAGCAACAGCGTCTGTAGTGATAGAACCATCTAGAATTTTGTAAGATGGGAAAGAAGAACTAGTAACATAGTAATATTGTTCATCTGCAAAAATAGCAGAAACGTCAGTAGAAACTTGATCTAATGCAGTCGCAACATATGAGATAGTTGGAGAATTGACAGCATTGTCTTGAGAGAGCACCCATCTAGTTTGATTTGATCCTGTTTGTGTAATTTTTGGATCTGTAGTCTCGAATCCTGGATTTGATACTTGAATTCGATCACCTACTGAAGAGTATGGATTTCTTGCAACTGGTGCAAGACCATATATCACACCGAATGTTAATAGTGTTACTCCAGATCCCTCAATAGTTACTGGTTTATATACTGAAGATCCTACTGCATGAGTAGTAGGAATGTCACCTCTTTCTTTGATGATAAACTGAGTTACATTCTTATCATCAAATTCAATAATTTCATCTTCAATCAGGAATGATCCTGTGGTCTCCCAACCAATCGTTGAAAATACATCAACTCGCTTTCCAACACCATAAGTCAAAGGGAGTTCTTTCTCTAGTCTAGTCTTAGTTGAGATCTCAAAGAGACCATTGACAGTCTCTGGAGCAACAACTAAATTCCAGATTTGTTCTCCATCGCTGGTCCCCTCTGGATATACATTATCAATTATTGCAGAAGCATATCCATATTCATCAGTTGGTTGCTGAACAATTTGCTTTCCAATAAGATTTTTTGGATCTCCTGTAACTACTTTTGCCTTGATAGCAAAAACATTAGTCCAGTCAGACTTAGATGCTTTGTATGTAAAGTCCTTTGGATTATAGACTTCTGGTTTATTTTCAATATCTTTAGCGACAATAGTATTGAAAATAAATTTAATAGAACTATCTGTTCCCTTTGACTTATAGAACTTCTGAATGTTCTTAATTAAAGTTCTCTTGTCAATCTCTCCTTTGAGATATTTCTCTGGAAAAGAACTTAGGTATTGACTTTCAAAATTTCTTACAAATGCATATAAGAAAAGGTTACTAACATTAAATACGGTTTCTCCAGACTGATGAGAAGATGCCTCAGTGCTGTTGAAATTAGAAGTGCTGTATAGATCTCCAAGTGTGGTGTTACCACTTACACCTCTAGAACAGTCTAAAAACTGTGTGCTTGTTCTTGAGGCATAGAAAATAATCTCATCATTAATTTTAATATAACCATTTTTCTCTGGAAATGAACTCGCATCATTTACAGTAATTGTTGTATCTGTAGTAGAAACTGTTCCAGAAAGAACATCATTCTGCTTTAGTAGTTTCTTTTCATAGAAATCAATGTCCGTATATTTTTGGATATTGGTAATAATATCCAAAGCACCGCCTTGTACTTCCTGTGCTTCATAATACTTCTGAACGAACTTGGAGAATAGTTCATATTCAGAAGCAATGAATTCAGGGAGCTGGGACTCAATTAGAGTTGAAATTCTCTTAGTCTTAACAGCAGCCATTTACTTACTCTTTATATGCGGTGAAACTTGAATTCGCTACATCAACGTCCAGATAGACCTCACGGAGTGCCTGAACATCATTAGATAGTGGTTTTACTCTAACTGAAATGCGGTTGTCAAAGAAACTACCTTTGATGATAGTCAAATCGTACATTTTAAGCTCACCTCTAAGATAATCAATGTCTCCAACATCCTTGTTGAGAACAACTTTTTCGCCAGTTACAGTGTCTAGTCTATATAGGACAATTTTGCCATCCCTATCTTCAACATAGACATCAAAAGTAGGATATTCAGTTACCCTAAATCCTGTACTGGAAAGAGTTGGTCCATCACATTCTTCATCAAAAGCATTCTGGAAACATATCTCATAATAGAATGTAGAATTCAACTGAGGATAGAAGTCTTTCCTCATTGTCACTTCTGTTAAGTTGGAGTTGATTGTACGATCTGCATCATCAATTACACCAACAAATTTACTGTATCTAAATTTACCGTTAAACTTTTCTGTACCAGAGTTTGTAGTATAAGTTTGCACAGATCCAATAACCTTGTCTCTAATCTGTGAAGGTGTCTGATCTGTAACGTTTCCGTTATAATAGATCTTACTTGTCAATTCAACATAGAGTATAGATGGATCTACAATAACTGGTTCTACAGAAGCAACAACATATTTCTTTAATTCATCAGTAATTTGCTTCTTCGTTAATGAAGTCAAGTAAGAAGCATCAACTGGTTTTAATACAATGAATACTTTTCCGTATTCTGGTGGATCTTGATCCTCCCCACCAAATGTAATGATATCACTAACTGATGGATAGATCTTACGAACAATAGCAGCATAGTCATCCGAAGTAACTGCACGATCCTGAGTTCCATAAGTCTTTGGAGCATTGAACTTAATGCTCTTTACAGACTCTGGCAACTCTCCACCAGAAGATGCAACGCTAGAATCAATAGTTACACTGGTAACAGGAGTAAATCCAGATGCATTGTCTAATACACCAGAAAATACAAAACTCTTAACTCCATTTGAGTCTGGTCCAGAAGTAGTTAGGTAAGATACTTCTACTCTTGCACCATTCTCTAGTGCCTTACCTAAAACTCCATCACCAAAAATCATCTCATATCTATCATCCTCAGATTCTTCTAAGAAAAAGATCTTCGAGTTTCCATCAATACCAAGAATATTTTCTGCTAGCAGGTAAGGTTCGTTAAACGTTCCACCAGTTGGATAAACTTTAACTCTAATAGTATTAGCATCAATACTTTGGTTGTCAAGAATAAATCTCTGTGAAGACAGTGAAGTATCAACAGTAAAGTTACTGACAACTACAGTTCCTTCTCTAATTGCTACATTAGCAAATACTGCACGATCATTTGCTACTTGTGCTTTCGTGTCTTCAATAGTAACATACTGATAGATTGTATTGTCATAGTTGGCAATAAATCCTGTTCCTCTTTTTAGGATTAGTTCAGTATCAGTTGTTGGGTTTGCATACGTTGCAGTAAAAGAAATTAAAGCACTAGGAGAAGTGATACTCTTGGGTCTGTATCCTAATTGCTTCGCAATCGCTACTACATTGTCCCTGAGAGTCGCTGAATCAATGAATAGTTCATTGACCACCATGTTGGTGTTAAACGCCGTGTAATAGGTGTTATAGGCAAGAGTATCAATCAACGTTGATATTGCCGATCCCTCAAAATCATAATCAGTGAAATCAGAATTTGCCCTGAGGTAATCCTTCAGAGCTGCTTTGATATCTTCAAAGTCTAAATTGGCAACCTGAGTATATGGCATTATCGTGTGCGCTCTAGAAAGATGTCGACAGTTACTGGTGCATCATCTCGACCAACAATAGTGTAAGAAATTTCAACATCATATCCATTATTCATTTGATCTGGATAAACACGGATCGTATTAACCGTAATTCGTGGTTCATACTTCTTAAGTGTATCTTTGATCTCTGAACGAATAATACCAGCAGACGCAAAATCTAGAGGTTCGAACAATACGTTACGTAGTCCGCACCCCAGATCTGGTTGAAATGGTCTTTCACCTTTGTTTGTAAGAAGCAAATTGGAGATTGACTGCACGATAGCCGCCTTATCCTTCACTGTGACGAGATCATCAGTGACAGGATGCTTCTTAAACGTAACACTCAAATCTTTGAATGTCTGAAAGGTTGGCATTTAGACACAGCAGTAGGCTGTTACTATTTATCACTTACCACAGAATCCGTCTGCCCACTCCTCTCGATTGTCAAAGATTTCTCCCTCCTTGACATCTTTCATCTTTTTTGCTTTTCTCAAATACTTTTCACTATCTACTTCAGTGATTAGAGTCATTCCTGATTCTCTAAAATCTTCACTCTTATCCACTCTCTTGTCCATTCGTGTTCTCCGTCCGTAGTTTTCGTTCAGCATTAGTTTCCCAAAAATAATTATCGGTGTCTCCAAGGCGTCCCCAGTCGATTCCTGCCTCTACTTGGTATTCTATGGTAGAAACCTTGAAGTCAGGGAACTTGGGGTCCTCGGGGGTTATAGAGAGGTCATACAGACGCATCCTATTGTTAGGATACAATGCATACTGACCATTGTTCAATGCAATGCAATTATGTGATTTGTGCTCTTGTGGCACTTCACTTACATTATTATCTATCACATCAGGATTTGCATGGTAATTATCTAATGTGAATAGATACTGACCTCTCATCAGTCCATGATCTCGGGTAAAGACCTCACAATCCATGGATGATACAAAACCTTTGTTCATACATGCAACACCATAGTCCATGCAATTCCAAAATTGTAGATTCTCCAAACTCATGTCTATGACTGGGGTTTCAGCGGATCGTACAAACGCACTGATAGGAAGTTTGTCATACATTGCACCATACTCAGGTAAGTACGTCTCAAAATAAAAAGCACGCCCAGGTATGCTCTTAGCACATACCCAAACGCCCTCTGCAAACTCCCCATGACCGTCTTGATGGTCACGTAAATATTCTTTACGTACCCAAACTTTCTCAGCAGGAAGATTGCAAATTAAATTCATCGTCCTTGACCGCGATAACGCTTCTTTGCACCATTACGTGATGAAGCTGTGTATTTCGTATGCTTACCACGTCCTTGACGTGTTTTTTTCGGGGTGCTTTCAATGACCGTTTTACCAGAAAGACCAACTTTGCTTCGTGCCATAGTGTTTTATCAATTGACTCTAGTATTATAGCATATTATGCTGCTGATGGAGCAGCAGGTAGTTATGGAAAAGAAACTTCCCCATCAGAAATTACACCAACCACTGGTACTGCATCACCCATAAAGACCGTATGTGACCCTGTAAGGATCAGAGACCCCACTCCAATGCCTGGAGGTAGTGCAACTATCTCACTCTCGATTAACATCGCTGCAGGGGCACCATTGATCCATACAGTAGGATGACCTGATATGATTACATCAGCATGTAATGGTGGTGGAGGCAACATAGGAATAGTATGTTCTATGAATTGATTCCCACCATGGTGTGCTGGTCTTCCATTAATAAACACATTTGCAGAAACACCTGCGGGTGCTGGTTTTGGAATTGGTACTGGATGTATATCATGATTGGAATAAGCACCAAGCAATCCAATTGATTTCATGCGTCTGGTTGGTTGATTGCCGCTCTATTTAGAAGGTACTGTATCCTCTCACCAGGGATTTTTCCGTTATATCTTACTGGAAGATAGAAATACCAAATATTATTCGATAAGTTAGAACCAAAACTCTCTAACGCATTTTGTGTATATGTCGCTAGTCCTGTTGCAACATCATCAGGGAATGGTTCATCAGGTATAACAACAGTTACTGCAGATACCTTGATCGTAAATACAACAGTGTCTAATTCACTTGTCTTAAATTCTTGAAACGTACCAATTTGTGGTTCGCCTTCGTCATTAAACTTTGTTAGATTATCCCACGTCTCATTGCCCCAAAGTTGCGCTTCGGTTATGTCGGAACTCATTGCCCATTGTTGATATGCACTGCTCGGCGTTAGGTGCGTTAAATTACCTGGATACCCTCCATTCTCTTCAATCTCAAACGGTGTGCCCGCTTCTGGTAACTCTGCAGGACTTTGTGTCCATATACCATCACCCCTTACTCTAGTAACTTCGGTATACTCATAATCACCTCCTGCTAACCCTGGCATATTATACTGAGGTGCTTTGATATACGTCATCTCCTGATCGTAAAAAGCATACTCAGTGATCCTCCCACTGATGGCAGAAATACCTACATATCCCAGAAATAAAACTGGTGGTACAACATTCTGAGTAACTACAATGCCTGGGTCGATATTGACGCCTACAAGACCTCCTCCCCATCCCCATGCCTCGCTTTGGATCTGATCATCATAAAATGTCTGCTCCCACTCTGGAAGACCCTCCTCAGAATCTCTAGGCCATAAATCAATCCTCTCTATAGTAGTCACCGTAGAGACTACCCTCTCATCCTCAAAGACTGGAATCATCCAAATCTGAGTACTCTCGATCTCCTCCCACGTAAGCCATGGTGGTGTCTGAGAAATTAATCCAAGTTGGAGAGTACCATCAATGATTGCCTGTGAATCCTTTGGATAAAATCTCCCAGCATAAAATGGTACTCCATTCTTCTCTGTAAGCTCATTGAGTTTCGGTAGGTCCGCTAACTCGATGGGTCCTATACCGCCCATCGACGGTGCTAAGAAATTTATCCAGGGTACTGCCATTAGACCGCTTGTGAAACTTTTATTAAATCTTTCTTGATTCCTTCTACATTATTATGCAAATAATCTAAAGTGTCTGACAATGTTTCGTAGTCTTTCCCCTTGGGGCGTCTATACGCAATCGTCGGTCTCTCTAAATTCAATACCCTCTGCTCCAGATTCTCCAATCTCTGTAACAGCACTAGGAGTTTCTCCTCCAAGCTTTTCTGTAGCTGCTCTGACGACTTTTCCATTATCCTGGTCTCCTCTCATAAATGCCTCAGTGGCGCGTGTCTCAAACTCATCACAGAACTTATCGAAGTTTTCTAAAATACTATCGAAGTTCTCAAAGTCGGGTTTTTCAGTCATTTTTTTGCTGGGAAATTTTTTTGGGTTTCAAGGTTTTCAAAAACCAATTTCGTAAAATATTTATCGATCGTCTGGATACTTTTGTAGGTTAGGAGGGACCCATGGATTTTCGCTTGGCGCATCGCTAAGGGCGCTAGGGGGGGCATATAACAGTCTTGGAACTGTCTCCCCCTGCCCCCGCTGTGATCACAACTCTGCTAGCATCTCATCCATCTCATCTGTGTCAACGTCATCGGACAACCAAGCGATGCCGTCGCCCGTGATATACTCACCGAATTCATCGATGAAACGCTTTGCCCACTTGCGATACCCTAGATTCTGGTTTGCTTTGGCGTGGCGGTAGATCATCTCCTCGTTGTTGATCCACAGAGCGACGTTCCATGTTGCGTGATTTGCCCAACCGTTCATGTGCTTTGTTCGTGTGTTCTTTTGAATTCTAGTCGATGTGATGCCGTTGCCTATGCCAGCAGTGCCAGCTCCTGAGTCGTCACACTGCTGATGTCCTCGTCTTCATAGACACGCACCCATGGGATGGGTTGCCCTGTGGTGAGACGCCAGATCATCTGATCCCCCTCTTGCTCCTGCTGTCTGATGGCGGCAATGCGATAGGCACCTGCAATCGTTGGCGTGTAGTCTGCACCATACTCATCAAAGGTGCCGAATGATGTGGGTTGAACTGCGAACATGTTTGTTTGTTTTGTTGTTTGAATTCTACAGGGTCAGGGAAGCGATCAGGCGCTGATGTGTGCCAGGTCGTCGATTGTCCCACCCATCATGGCGCTGTACTGTGAAACGTCTTTCACTTTCATCAGCACGTAGTCAAAATCCTGCTGGAGTTTTGCCTTGTAGAGGTTGGCAGTGGATTGGCAATCAAAGAGACGAAGAGAATCGAAGCACTCTCCCTCGTAATCAGTGCCACCGATGACGGCGATGCATTTGGTTTGGATCATGGTTTCGTTGTTCATGCTGTTAGTCTACAGGGTCAGGGACTAATGTCTGTCGCTGATGTTCCAGTTCGTAGATTGGACAGGTTCGATGCGACCTGCTCTCACTGCCTGCCTGTACTCCTGCTCTGCCATGTGCTGGCGTTGGATGTTCTCCATGACCTTCTGCATCAGAGGGGAGGGGTTCTCGCTGTGGAGAAAGAAACCTGATCGTTGCATTGCTTTGTTTTCCATGCTGTTAGTATAGACCCCAAGACCTTGGTTGCGAGGTCTATGTATGACACTTTGCAAAGTGATCCCTCTCCCACGACGGGGAGATAAGGCATGGCATAATGGGACACAGTGTGATCCGAAAAGTTTGTGTTACTTAGTGACGAAGCGATTAGTGTTAGTTAATCGCTTCAAATAACCTCACCGAGTTCTGTATCAATAGCATCCCCAATTGCTTCATAGATGTGATCATACTCTTGCAGGTTGGATAACACTTCCCCACAAACTGCATCTGGTTGTCTTACCTCATCTCCATTATCATCATACCTTACAACATCTTCGCTAGTGAAGATCCACCATGCTACAGGTGCATTTTCTCCCTGTTCCTTAATCATACTATCAACGCGATCTTTGAGTTGGTTGAGTGTGTAGAACTGTGATGCCATGATGTTGTTAGTTAAGGGTGTGCAGTGAGTGTTAATCAGGCAAACTCGCTGAATGTGTAACCGTTGATGAAATCATGGGTGACTTTGTTGTCACGAACGAACCACTGATAGTTCTTCTGAAAGACACCATCAGTGAAGGCACAACAGAACTCGTTGATGATAGCGTTGAGACGTGATTTGGTTGTGTTTGATTGATACCCACCATCAAAGATGCGAACGAAATCATCACCAATCTCAGCAATCTTGTTGCCATGCAGGCGAACCTCAGATACACCGTCCTCGGTTATCACTGAGGTGTTGGCGTTGCTCCAGTTCTTGTTTGCCTTGATGGCAGCGTTCATCTGGGTTTCGATCTTACGCATGAGAGTCGTTGGTTGTTTGACTTGAATGAATAATAGAATGGATGGGGGGCGTTGTATACCCCTCTTGTGACACTAGGTGGACTGGTTGCTTTCGTCACACTCAAGCATGATCTCCATGACAAGATCACAGAGTTCATCGTCTGCCTCAAAGGGGGCGATCTGACTCTCTACGAAGTCCATCACCATTTCAAAGTCTGCCTCTGGGTTAGCGTTGCAGAATTCGCTGATGCCTTCGATGTTGAGTTCGATTGTTTCGTTGTTGTTCATGACTCTACAATACAGGGTTTTGAGTGCTGTGCCTATTTTGTGTGGCACTAGGTCAACTGTCACAGACCAGCGATGTAGTCTGCCAGTTCCTCATCATACTGTTCTTTGGTGTCAAACGTGCGACCATGGATCACCCGTGGGTACGTGGCATCAAGACCAGCAGCAGCGACCATCTCGCAGTCTGCCCGATCGTATCCCATCTCAACCAGGTTGTTGATGTATGGGTTGTTGCTTGGTGTTTCGTTGTTCATGTATGTACAATACAGGATCAGGGGATGAAATCAAGTGGGGTTGTGCCACTGTGTCAATTGGTTGGGGCGGCTGACCTGGATAACATTTAGCGGACCTCATCTAGCAGCAGTTTGTGACATCTATCTGCCTCTTCTAATGTATCATCATCTAGTTCATCGAATTCAACATACTCATAAGCACCACGGTTTGATTCAACATTGCCATCAGATAGCAACGGATGATACATAAGAATTCGCTGATGATTACCATCCAATGTATATACTAACTCGTTTGCCTTTGAATAGATGAAAACCATGAAAAAATCCCGAACATGTATATACTACACGAACGGGATTGAAAATCAAGTGGTAATGGACAGTTCAGAAACTGTCATCATACTCTTGGACTTCTCGTTTAAACTTTGCTACTTTCTTTTTAGATGAACGTTTGACGTTCTTCACATTATAACCAAAGTCTTCAAATTCATCATTGAATTGTTGCTTTGGATTGTCTGATTGATTGTAACGTTTGCCCATGATTTGGTTTGAATTGTTAACTCAATTGAATGCCTGATTATTTAGTCACTGCAACTAGTTCTTGTTGTTTAATACAAGAATTCAATAGTTTTCCAATGGATTCTTCATTCTTTAGTGTATTTGACACTTTATCATCGAATTGTTGTGTATTTTCACACTTAAACTCGTATTCTTTGTCAATATTACTAGTGTATACTACATATACACTCTCTTTATCTACTTTAAGTGTATTAATAGCTGAACTACTAAGGTTTTCGTAGGTTTTCACAAGCATTTAAGCGTTTAATTAAAGGAAAAAACTTAAAATCTTAAAAAAGTAACTTTCTAAGATTTCTTAAAAACTCAAAAAAGTCAAAAAGTGAGATTTCTGAGTTCTTGAGTTTATTATAAACCCTTCTGAGGTGTCTAGGAGGGATTCTGTGCCACTTTGAGGTCTGGCACATGCTTTCTTGACTTTCGATAGGTAGCGTGCTAAGCCAACGTCTCAGAGTGCCCTTACAGTATCTTTACAGTATCTTTACAGTAACTACCGAGCTACCAGGGGGTATTTAATTAACCATTTATAAAGATTCATTCTCATTAAGGTAATGTTATTGAGAACGGTTGGTATGACTGACGCGCAAAGGTATGAAAAGTAGTAGTATTATTGCAATTGAGAATCATTAGCAGTAGGTCACTTAAAACCTTTCTTTTGTTGCTTTAAGTCTAATACTTCTACACTTTGAAGACCATAGATCTGAGTAGTTTGCATCCAGTATGCTCTCATGTGTTCATAGTCATGAAAGTCTTTGTATCTACCATCAGATAGTATAATTTTGTATGTGTGTCTATCGTATGGTTTATCTGATGTATGTGTGAACCATTCAGATTGTTTAATTGTTGGAGTCATGCTTCTCTTGTTTAAGTGTTTGATAGTACAATTTGTAGTATCGTTTCTTCATACTGTCTAGTATAGCATTATCATTATGAAATGCCATGTATTTGGTTAGTTGGTATGATCCTTCTAGTTCTGATATTAGGCGTAGTATATTAGTTGATGATGGTATTAGTCCGTCTGACATGATATTGATAGTCTATTGGTTAAATTACCGAATTCACCATGGAGGAAGATATTAAAAGAGATAGCGTATCTTACTTGATCAGAATGTGATTGTGGTGCTGAGTGTTCAATATGTGAAGGGAATAGTAATAATGTTCCTTGTACTAGTTCAATGTCTAATGTTTTAGAGTTGTAGATGTTTGATTGATTAGTTGTTGGTATTAGTGTTCCAGGTACAAATGATGGTATGAATGGTGATTGATGTAATGAGAGTATGTTACCAGATTGTGTAGGGAGTTGGACGTAGTATATGCCAGTGAAGATAGAGTTAGCATGTGAGTGTGATGGTAAGTAATCACCTTTAATATGTTTATTACACCAACTGTTAGTTATCTTGAAAGATTGTTGTATTTGGAGGGTATCGTGGATGTAATGGGAGATGTATGGATCTAACTTATTTTCGAGTGTAGGTGTAATTAATTGTTGATTAGTGGAGATGTAACCATTATTCCCTTCAGACCTCTTGTAGGTAGTATTTGTTACGAGGTCAATATCGTGTTGATCTACTTGAACTTGAGTTTGATATAGTGGTGAGGAGAATAATGGTATGATCATCATTCTTGTGCGTATGCTAGTTTGTATAATTGATCAAGGATTGGTGCTAGTTCATAATAACGAGCATTGTTTATGCATTGGAGGGAACGTTCTTGTTCTTTACGAACAATTGCCTCTACTTCTTGCCATTGACGTTGGTTCATGTTTGGATTAGCTACCTGTGTATTGATAACATTTGTATTGGTGTCTGTATCTATCGATGTATTTTTGGGCATGTTCTGTACAGCAGAACCAACATCGTTTGTTTTCTGTGAGGTCATGTAAGAAGATTGGAAACGTCTCAATATTATGAGGAAAAAACTCCTTTTTACGGGAGTTCATAACCTTCAATGGAAGTAGTTTCTTCGACTGCCGTTTCGTCGTCGTAGTACGTGTCGAAGTCTTTACCTTCGCTTTCGCTGTTGAGGTAGTCTTCGACGTATGCTGCTTTGACTGAATACCAGTCGTAGTCTTCTTTGTTTTTGATTTTACTGATGGTGATACTTTGGTCTTTGATTTGCCAGTCGAGAGTATCTCCTTCTTGCCAATGGAGTTCTTGACAGATTTCTTGGGGGATTTCGATGAAGTAGTCTTCCGTGTCGCCATACTGTTGAACTGGTACGATATACTTATTTGATGTATCCATTGTCCCTCAACCATTCACCAGTCATAGGAGTTGGTTCATACACTTCCCACATCTTACCACCAGCACACGCTGAAAGAGCATTCATTGTCATGTTTTCAGTTCTACCTGCCCATCCTGCTTCTGCTTCCCATGGTACTGCATTCTTAGGATATGTACGCTCTGCCATGACACGCCAGATCATAGGAACTTCATCCTCTGGTTTGATAATAGCAATCATACTATTGTTGATACTACCTGCCATACAATCTTGTGCAGCGTGCCATCCTTCATGACGCATCACCATCATGAGTGTAGCAGGAGTGTCCATATACTTCCTGTTTAGAAAGAAGTTATTAGATACAGTATGATAAACACCACGATGTCCTACAGGGAAATACTTCTCATCAGCAAGGAATACTTTAACACCTACTTGGTTCAATGACACAAGCATACTGTTAAACTCATCTGTCACTGCAGTAAATGCTTCAGTGTTAGAATACTGAGAAGAAATATCTAAAAGAGAGAATACTTCATCTACATTATCTCTACATTCACCAAGTAGCATACAACCCATAGCATCCATGCTATTGTATCCTTGAGTGATCTTATCTTCATTGGCAAGTGCAACACCTGATGATCCTAAACTAATTGCTGTCAGGACTGATAGAATTGCTGTTTTCATGTTTAATTTGAATCAAAAGGGAATCTGCTAATTTGTCCTCACCTTTATTACATGCTTCCATGTAGCGTATGATGAGGTCACGCATTTCGTCTGTCACAACATAGTCATCATTCATTATCCTTCAGGCAATGACATATACAGACGTAGCAACTCTTCTTCGTTATAGAATGAAGTTACTTCGTTCTCCATACCATCAGGATCCATCCACTCATAGAACTCATCAGCAAGTGCTAGTGCCTCATCAATGTTATCATTTGCCATGTGATAACGGAAACGTTCTACTACCCAATCATAAATGTCATCACGTTGTTGTGAGAGACGCTCAACGGTTGCAGCGTCGTTAGTCATGTTGTAGTTGTTCATAGTTTGTTGGAGAACAGAATGTTTTGCATGTGATCATACTGGATGAATTCTACATCCTTGGGGAGTAGAGAGACAGCAGCAGCAGCGAAATCGTTAGGAAACTTCTTGAATAAGCGCCAGAACTTCTGGACACCATCATAGTCTAGATCTTCACGCGGAAGAACACGAATCTCCCACGCTCCACGAGTATAACGATTAGGATACGGTTGGATAAATTCTTTGATGTGATCTGCTAGCATGTTCATTTGACAAAGACCTCGTTGAGTTTGGTGTGTTCTTCAGTTAGTTTAGCAATCTGTTGCATGTGATACGCAACATGTGCTAGGTATTCTTGCTCTTCTTCATCAACTTCATCATAAGCAATGTCATAGCAGTCATCAATATCAACCGTGTTATCATCATAACACGTCATGCCATACATGGTATCCGTAGAAGAATCCATCGCATAGGCATTACCAGCAGCAACGAGATAGAACATGGGAGCGAAAGCAGGGTGAATCTAGTATACTATGTATTGGACAGAGTGTCAAGCACCCTGATAGTATGCATTCTTGTACAGATAACCGCCCGCCCAATCACAGTTCTCCAACACAAACTCACGCTCTTTGATCACACGAAGATCAAAACGTACTCCCTTGGCAGGTGCTTTGATGGATGCTGCCTTATATACTTCACCAGTCTTCTTGTCAATGAAGCAATGAACGGAGCGATTACCACCGTCAGTAGTCATCATGACCTTGTGATACTTACGTCCAGTATCAACAGTGAACCGATAAGCACCAATGTTATTCTTCAGGTCAGCAATCTTCTGCTCATGATACTCTTTGTTCTCCGCAGATGCCAGAAAGAACTCTTGACGACGAATGCTTTCATTCACAAAGTTCTGCTCAAGTGCTTGGCAGAGCGCAAATGTGTGACCTAGGATCGCTTGTGCGATGTCCTTACGTGCTTCAGCAGATGCAGTGTAGTCAGCGAAGGTGGTGGTGGTCATGTCTGTTGTGTTGATGAACTTAGTATAGAGTAGAATGGGGTCAGCGTAACCCGTGTTGGGACACTTCGAAAGGTGTCATAGTCTGGACAGTGAGGCGCTTCCATCCACGAATGTCACGGATAGACTCTACCATCTCATTGGTCACACGGTTCAATTGACGATCGCGACCAGCTTGAGTGGTGCAACGACCTTCCTTGCGAAACAGTTCGCTCACAGTGTCATCTTCATTGCGGATAAAGATGTGGTAGTGTGAGTGCTTGAGTTGGGTGACTGCCATTGGGTGCCTTGCTGATGAACATAGTATAGACTGGATCAGAGCAGTTCCAATACCTCCTGTGACAGTTCTTCGGTTGGCATGTCCTTGTCAAAGTCTATACTCATATCATCCTGTATTTCATCAATTTTCTCTAGGAGCCAGCGATCGAGCATTACTTCGTTAATCATTTTTTCTTGTTAGAGTTGATTTTTTCGTAGTTAAGGTTGCCATTGTATGTGTCATTGAACTTGACACACATCTCTTTGAGTGCGTTATCCTTCTTGGGCACTGGTTTGTGACCAACAGCACGCATTTGTCTCCACGTCTTTACTTTAGTGTGCGGACGTTGAGCATAGTAAAATGGTTCTAGCGCAGCATACTCTAAAACTGTGAGAGTGTGACGTGGTGGTAGAGAACCCTGGATCATGTTTTGTTGATAAAGTGTGCTTCAATAATGTCAAGGATCTCACCGCATTCGTCTGCGGTATCCTCATCTAGCAGCACAGCATAGTCCTCTACAGCATCAGCAATGATCTGTAGTTGTTTATCAGTGAAGT